TATCAATTTCAAATACAGGCTTGAATTTAATTTGAATGAGAGAATCATTAATACGATTCTTGATAAATTCTTTAAGAATTGGAGCAGTTAAGTTTTCTTCCTTAATTCCATTGACCATCCAATCAACAATTTCTGATTCAGATTTAAATGCTTCTTTTGCTTCATGTGCAATCTTTGCTTCCAATTCCTCATCAAAAAGTTCTGGATATTCTTCTCTAATTGTATTAATGATTCTTGTACCAACAAGACCATGAATCTGTTCTTCGTTGCGAGTATATTTTACTTGTTGGTCTGTATCTTTAAGAACATTCTTAAAACGAGCAAACCAATTGATGACATAGAATTGAGAAAATAAACTAACATTCTCAACAAATAGTGTGAATAAAATTAGAGCATAAAGATATTGCTTCTTGGAATCCTTATAAAATCTGTGAGTATATTTTCTAAGATATTTGACTCTACCTTCGATCCAATCTAGTTTGAGGTTCTTTTCAAAAATATCTTCCAAACCAAGAGCAGAGATTAATCTTTCGTATGCATTATTGTGAATAACTTCTACATTTGCCATTACATATCCAAGATCGGAAAGTGATGGGTGAGGAAGATTTTCTCCAAGCTTTGCCCAAAATGTTTTAACTGCAATTTCAATCTGACCAATAGCAGAAAGAGTGCGAATGATAATTTCTCTTTCTTGATCATTCAAATTTACTTTGAATTGCTGAACATCTGATTTAAAGTTAAATTCTTTATCTGTCCAAAAACCATTATGCATGGCTTCGATAAATTCGTCTGTCCAAGGATAGAGATTAGGTTTGCGGCTGATTTGTTCGTCGAATATCATAATATCTTATTTAGTGAAATCATAGCAATATTTTTTACTATTTCAAATTTTTATTTTTTCTTATTTTTTTTCTTTTTGTCTGTTTAGTTACATCCCTTAATAACTCAGATTTGTAAAGTTTTAATGCTGCGTATTTTAGAAATCTTGCATGATCTAAAAATGACATACAATTTATTAATCTAGATTCTGCATATATAACTTGAGTTTCACTCCAATCTGGTTCTAAAAAATGAACACACTCATGATATATGGTTACAAGTAATTCTCCTTTTGGGTTAACTTCTAGATCCGTCCAGTTACAATATCCATGAATTATTTTTCCTTGAAAAGACCCCATCTTTCTAAAAAGTAAGAAACCTGTAGGTTTTTTTCTAACTAGGTTTAAGCATCTGTCGTATAGTTTTTTTACTTTGATTTTTCCTAGTTTTTCCATACCTATAATACTTATTATCAGTTTTAAAATCTTTTTGAGTTCAATTTCTCTTTAGAAAAAAAATAGTTGCATATAAACCAAAAGCATATATAGTGTTCCTATGTTTGATTTACCAAAAGAAAAAGTAAAATCCCTAAAGATTCCAAATAACAAAGATCCCTTCTTTAATCTTACTAATGAAAATGACTTCCCAATTAGAAGGTACATAGAGAAAAACTATGGATATAGTCCCAGTTTTTTTTATCCTTCAGATGACTTTACAGGGGGCATCTTTGACCACATATCCAAACATGGAACACTTCTTACATTTACCTCCGTAGGTAATCTAGTTCCAATAATAGAAAATACTTATAAGGGTCTTAGTGGTGGAGTTTTTTGGTTTTACTATAAAAATATTTATATTCGTCTTACGATAAATGGTGTATCTGATGATGATAGAAATATATTTATATTTTCAAACTTTAATAAATCAATACCTAATGCACATCCTTTAAATGAAGAAGAAAAAGATATTCTAGCATCAAAAACCTTTTCTTTGATGTTTGCTGCCCCTGCATCCATACAGAAATTTCCTCTCGAAGACTTTAAGGATTTTATCGTAAAAGATACAAAAGGAAAAGTTCATATTTTTATTAAAAATCAATATAATGAATACGATTTTGAGCCGATCAAATTGGAAACTCATGATGATATGGATTTGGAATTAAACTATGGTAAGAAGTTCAAAGAAGTCCATGATACTGTTTCTCAAAGACTTACAGAAAAACCTAATGGTTTATATATGTTTCATGGAGCACCCGGAACTGGTAAGACAACTTATATCAAATACTTGGCAGGAAAAATCAATCGTGATTTTATCTATATTCCTACTAATATGTTGGAGTATTTCACTACTGATCCAAATAGTCTTTCGGTTCTGTTGAAGAAACCCAATTCTGTTCTTGTTTTAGAAGATGCTGAAAAAGCCATTCTAAAACGTGAGGGTTCAGGAAGTTCTTCCTCTGTATCTTCTCTTCTTAATCTTTCAGATGGTATCATGAGTGATATCATGAAAACAGCTATCATTTTAACATATAATTGCTCCAAACAAGATATTGATGAGGCTCTTCGCAGAAAAGGTAGATTGCAAATTGATTATGAGTTTGATCTTCTTTCCAAGGAAGATTCTATAACCCTTGCAGAATCACTTAAATACCCCCCAGAAATCATCGAAGAAGAAATTAAAGATAAGATGTCCCTTGCTGACATTTATAATCTTAAAACCAAAGTTGATTTTTATGAAAAGAAAGTTGAACATGATCGTGTAATTGGATTTGGACGATGAATTTAGAAGACTTCATAAAGCTAGAAGATGCTTTTTCTGATATAAAATTCATTCAGAAAAATCATTCCTATAAAATAAAAAATGAAATAGCAAAATATTCGGTAACAAAACTTTTAAAAAAATACGAGAAACCATTTGATTCTGATAAAATAGCAGAAAGAGTTGCTCGTAAGAAAGGAGTTCTCAAAGAAGAAATTTTGAAAGAGTGGGATTTTAAAAGAGACTATTCGACCCACAAAGGTTCTGAATTTCATTTATTTGCAGAAAATTATCTTCAGCGTAGACAGATCCAGATCGATCAAGAGGCTATTAAGAATTTTCTTTTTGAACGTGGAGAAGATATTTTCATAAATGATTATTATGAAGAAGTTGCATTGCTTATTAAAAACTTTTTACTATTCCATAATTGGTGGAAAAAAGATTATATTCTTCTCAAGACTGAATTTGTTATCGGAGATCGGGATACAAGTGTTTGTGGAACGATTGATAATCTTTCATATAATAGAAATACCAAAAAACTTGCGATCTTTGATTACAAGACAAATAAAAAAATTTCAAGCTCTAGTGATTATGGAAATAAACTACTTGCCCCATTTGAACATTTAGATGAATGTGAACTTGTAAAGTATAGTCTTCAGCTTTGGCTTTATAAACACATGATCGAAAAGAATACTGGATTTGAAGTAGAACCTCCACACATCGTTTGGGTTGCTGGGAAAGATAGTTATGATTTAATTCCTACCATCAATATGGGGAAAGAAGTTCAATATATTTTAGAAAATGCGTAGTTTTAGAGTAAATAATATTACATGAACAATAGAGATTTTAAAAATTTAACCGAAGCCTATAACCAGATTTATTTAAAAGAAGATTCTGAAATGCATGATCTTGCAAAACAAGATCCGAGAGAAGGTTTCCCCACACACACCCAAGAACATCAAGATGATGATTTAAATGATATTGGTTATGATAAAGCATCAGAAATTGCTGAAAATCTAGTACATGAAATAATGTCAAAACATCCAAATCTTAACAATGAATTTATAACAGATACTGGTTGCGACGAAGAAATTGTAGAAGAAATTTTAACATTTGCTAGAGAAAGAATAAAAAAATTAAGTGACGAAATTACAGCTAAAGGGGATTTAGAGGCCCATAGAAGAGAAGGTTATGAAGAAGATGGAGAAGAATTTCATGGAGAATCTTTAAAAGATTGCTATTCACAAGTAATGATTGAAGAAGCAAAAAGAAAAGCTGTGTCCGCAAAGAAAAATATTAATCCTTGGGCTGTTGAAAAAGCTCTTGAAAAGAAAACAGGACATCATTACAGCAAAGATAAAAAAGAAAGAATTATTAAAGGTATCAAAAAAGGTGCAAATAAATACGGTAAAACAATTACATCAAAAGCCATAAAGAAAAAATAATATTGAAATTGTAACAATCTAGGATAAATATTTTTATAAGCATATGTCATTAATGAAATCATACCTCAAAGTATTAAACGAAGATAAAGCCTCAAACTTTACCTCTAGTGGAATTGCCGATGAAACTAAGAAATTAGTAAACGGTAAACCCTATGGTAATGATGAAAGCGAAAAAAACAAAAAGCCAGCCTCGGCTTTTGATCCAGAGAAAAATGTTAAGGGTGAAATTGAAAAACCTGTTCAAGGTCCTCACTCCGAAGTTGAATCTGAATCACTTCCTCATAAACTCGAAAGTGTAAGAAATCCTTTTGATCTTCTTTTCAATAAAATTCTTTCTGAAGAAGATATGGGTGGTATGGAAGATGGTTTTGAAGCTTCCGAAGATGGAGATAGTTTTGACTTTAATACTTCAGTAGAAGATCAAGATGAAAATGATGGTGAAGAAGATGGAGAATTTGGTGAAGAAGAGGGTGAAGAAAAAAGTCTTCACACCGTTCTTGATCATCTTAAATCAGCCGTAGAAGCTTTGGAAAGATTAGCTAACCATGAATCTGGCGAAGAAGATTTTGGCGACGAAGATGAAGATTTTGGCAATGAAGATGAAGATTTTGGCAATGAAGATGAAGAAGATATGGGCGAGGAAGTTCCTGTAGCTGAAGAAGCCACAGAAATCTCAGAATTCCACCCATCTGAAGATCTTACCCAACACAGCAACCAAGTTGTTAAAGGAACAACTGTCACAAAAAAACCAGCTGGTAAGAAAGCCGAAGTACCTAAAGGTGTCAAACCTACTGGTAAATGGGAACCTTACAAAAATAAAGGCGAAGTTCTTCAAAAGAAGAGCAATAATGTAGGTGGAGTTAAAGCCAAAAACACTCCTCTTTTTGAACAATAAAAAATAAGATAAAATAATAAGAAAAAGCCCTCTTCGGAGGGCTTTTTTGTTTGTAAGTATACATACATGGAAAATTTTAAACAATATTTTAAATTTGAAAAGCCAACAGAAAATAGCAGAGTTCAACACCAACATCTTTTAAGATCACCTACAAGAAAGCATCAAAATCAAGTTGCTAACAAATATGGTTATAAAGGAGATAAGGATCATCCTGTAATAGATAGGCTTGTAAAAAATAATTTAATTGGGAAATGGGCATTAAATACTTTAGATGCTACTGGTCCAAACGGAATATTAAAGACTTATGGACTAGTTCATACACCAGACGAGCCTTATTCAAAGGCAGTAAAACAGTCTGGAGTGGTGGTTCATTATATCCCTTCTGAAGAGGAACCAGAAGAAAATGAAGATAGAGAAGGGAAGTTTTTTATATCAAGACAAAAACCAAAAGTAAAATAAAATGGAAACTTTAAGATTTTTAAATAAAACAGTAAATAAAAATGAAAGAATTAATTTTTCTAACTGGTGGTTAGAACAAATTAATATTTATGGTCAGGATATAAATTACTATTCATTAGGAACTAGCTTATCTTCTTCGTATTTCCTTTATGGAGAACAACCAAATGCTGGGTTCTTGCCCCCACAACCAATGATTATTTTGTTAAACATTACTCAAGATACTTTACTGTTATCTAAATTTGGAATCGTAGCAGATAGTGATATTGCTGGTGTGATTCATCCAACAACATATACTTCTATATATGGTTCTGGTACAGAGCCAAAAGTTGGAGATGTAATTCAATTATCAGAATATGGTCAAGATCGTCTGAACTATCCAAAAAGAGGTGCGACTGTATATCAGTTTACGGAAATAATCGATGAGTTTCAAGGCAATCCTCTTGGTGGTCATTATGTTTGGTTTTTTAAAGGTAAGCGTTACGAAGCCAGTTATTCTCCAGATGCACCGCCTCTTATGGGTAATAATCCTTTGAATGATACTACACAAGCCAATCAAGCATCCTTAAACGATTTTGATTATGCAACTGAAAATCCTTGCGATAATACTAGTGTATATGGTGGTTACTAAATTGTTTGTATTTCTAATGAAGGCTCTTCGGAATAGCAAATTTGAATTTTGTAATCTTGCTCAAGAAGTTTTCGCATAATGATTGGTTGTGTTTTTTCGATATAATCTAAAATAGCTTTAGGTTTATAAACAACATCTTTGGGATCAATTTTTCTTTCGTCTGCTTTATCCGCAACAATGTTAACTGCTTCATACATTGCTATCCATCTAGCCATTGTAGAAGCATCTGAGTGAGTTTTTTCCCACCATTGTAAGTTATTGCTTTTTTCGTTTTTTGTTTTTGTTTGGTTCATAGTCTTAAATTGTAGGGTTGCTCATAACGATTGGCTCGGTAACTCCTGCTACACTAAAAACAATATTGACTACATTTTTCTTACTGCATCCATCACAAACAAATTCTACTCGTTCTTTTTCATCTGGAATAAAGGTTATAATATTATTTTTTTTACATGAAGCACATTCTAAAATAGAAGACAGTTGCTCAATTTTATCTAGTTCTTTTTGTCTTGTTTGTTGTAAAAAATAGTTATTGACTATAGTTCCAATAAAACTAAAAAGAATATATTGAAGGGTTACTGAAAGGATAAAAGCAGCAATATAATTTCCTTTAAAAAGCCACACAGCAAAAGAAATTAACAATGATAGGAATAAAACTAATGAGGTGGATTTTACAAATGTTGTAATTTGGGTTTTCATATTGAAAATATATTATTAAAGATAACTGATAAAAGCAAGAAAAAAATTTATCGAAGATAATTTTTACTTGCTGTATTAACAGGATTTCCGTTATGACCGGGATTTTGTGGAGGAAGTTCTCCTGCAAGATTGGTGACATGAATTATTTGAGAACCAACAACTTGTATTCTTGCTAAAGCACCTTTTGTGTATTTTATGAATTGTTTAAGTTTGTGTTTTTGTGCTTTTTTAAGAACTGGGTTCATTCTTAAACAAGCTTCCATTTTCTTTAAAGCGGATACAAGATAGACAAAACTATCAGAAAAATCATCTGTTACTGTTTGGAGAGGCCAAGGAATTTCTGGGGTATTTTGGGGATCAGAACTGGTAGGAGGGGATATTGGAGGTGCTCCTCTCTGGTATGGAAAACCATAGCCATCACTAGAACTCTGTGGCACATAATCTTTGCGTGGAGGCTCACTATAAGCTCCATACTGACGATTATTCCAAAGAGCACCATCGTATGCTTCTTCTATGGTTTCATCCAATGTTCTGTTTAAATCCATTGTTTAAGAAACTTTTCCCATTTTTACTAGATTGCCGCATCTGGCACAGACCCATCTACAAATGGATTCCGTTACTTTGGTGATGGGATTTGTTACTTGATTAACTTGACCAGAAACATGAGCACCGCAAAAGGTGCAAGCAATTGGTCTGTTATCTACTTGAGCATATGATGATGTATTATTCATTGTATAGTTATTTACTTACCTTCAGAGGGAATCCAAGTTCTTTTTTCTGGGGTAACTGGTTGTGGATGTTGAGTTTCTTTATGATATTGAAGTTTATTTGCTTCTTCTTGTTGTTTAAGAAGTTGTAACTCTTTAAACTTATGGGTAATAAATTTACAAAGTTCAGAACGAACAATATCTTCTTCGCCTAGTTCCAAGCAAAAAATACCTTGTGCTCTAGACTCTTCGTTGTCAAACAAATTATAAACTGCATTGAATCCAGATTTCCCATAAGGAAGATCAGATTGTTCTGGATCTCCGCAAAGAAATACTTTTGAAAATTCTCCTATGCGACTCATGAGAGTGTGAATTTCTTTTCTTGAAAAGTTTTGCACTTCATCAGCACATACAAATTTTGCAGAAAAATGAAGTCCTCTGGCAAAGTTTATTGGGCAAATTGTTAAACGATTATCTTTTTGAAGTTTATCAAGTTGAGCTTTACAGAGCAGCTCTTCAAACTTGTCGTGGAAGGGAGTAAGATAAACTGCAATCTTTTCATCAAGAGTACCGGGCAAGAAGCCAAGTTTAGAATCGGAAGATTCTACTGCTGATCTTACTAAAACCATATCAGAGATTCTCTTTCTATTAAGAAGAGTTAATCCACAGTACATGGCAAGCGTTGTCTTTGATGTACCTGCTGGGCCTTTTAGTAAAAGAACTTTTGTTTCTTTATCTAAAAATTGTGCGATAATTTTTTTTTGGTTATCAGTCCAAGGAAGTTCTTTTATAGTAAGATCGAAGGAGATTTTATCTCTTTGAAATACATACGGAGAATTATCTGCGGTTTTTCCAGCTTCTACGATTGCTGACTTCGTTTCGTGATGAATCCTACCAGATTGTTTTCTGGAGGACTCCCTTTTGGAGTGGGGTTTTTTACCCATAATATTTTAAATACTTATCGTATTTAAGTTCTAATTAACCAGTAATTCCGGGCGTAGAAGATTTGTATGTTTCGGCTCCAGATACAACAGTATTTTGTACTTGTCCACCCGAAGAGCTTGCTTTTTGTTTGTCTTCATCAGATTCTTCGTTTGAAGAATTTTTTACATCGTCTAAAGATTTGGCAAGACCTTGTAAGGCATCGTGTTCATCATCTGAAAGTGCAGGACTTTCGGGGTTTTGTTTAATTTTATCAAAAGCTGTGTGAAGAGGGTTGTTAGGATCTGAAACACCTTCGTTTCCTGCTTCTGGTTTATTTTTGTTTGGTGCGTTAGTATTCACAGAAACTCCACCGTTATATGGTCCAGAGTTCTCTGTTCCATCTGCATTTGTTTCATTTAGTTGATCTAATGTTTTTTGGATTATTTTTGTAAACTTGCTCATCTTATATATAATTATATCAGATACTTATTTTTCAACAAATAAAAAAAATATTAATCAATTCGATATCAAAGAAAGGTAAATAATACTATAATATGTCAACAATAACCCTAGCATCGCCCGGAGTACAGATCAATGAAGTTGATCTTTCACAAATTTCTAATTTAGTCACTGGTTCAACGAACGTGTTTATCACAGGATTTTCTAAACAGGGGCCTACTAATCAAGTTACAAATATCACTAGTATTAGTAACTTTGAAACCGTTTTTGGTACTCCTACAAATGCTGCTGAACGTTATCTCTATCAGTCTGCAAGACAGCTTTTAAATAACTCTCCTGCTAATCTTTTAGTAACTAGAATGCCTTATGGATCTGCTGCTGGTGCTGGTTATTCTAACACATATACTGCTCTTGTTTATCCTATTTCTGCAAACGCCAGCACATATGCTGCCGCAAGTTCCTTCAGAGTTTATCCTCCTGCTTCTATTCTTTTAACAGATGCTCAATATACAACTCTTGTAGAAAATGGTGGTACATGGTCTACTGGATTACTTGCACAACAAACCTATACGGCTTCTAACGGATCTACTGGTTTTTGGACAGGAGGCAATATTCCTACATCCGCAATCCAAACTTTCACGGATTTACAAAATCTTGGTGGTTTAATTGTAATTAATTCTGCAAAAGTATCGGTTGATGACCTTTATCAAGGTTATTATATCGGACTTTGTGATAATTCCAATGCAAATCCTGCTACAAACTTTAATTCTAATACAGGAATTCAAGCAGCAAATACACTTGTATATACTACTAGTGGTGCAACTGCACAGATATTTACAACTGTTCCTCCTTCACGTTTAAACATTAGTTTAACACAATCATTCTCTGCTGGTGGAACGAGTATTTCCCAAATCATTGAGCAATATCCAACTCAATATAATTTTGGTTCTCCTTTCTACAATGATTCTTTAACACTCATGGTGTTTAATATTAAAACTTCAATATATGCTCAAAACTCGGTTGTTCTTACAGCAAATGTAAATGAAGGTTACACTGGTTCATTGTATGCAAACAGAACCCAAAATAACCCACTCGGAGGAACCCCTGTTACATTTAGCTTACAAAATATAGCTAATCAACAATCCAGTGACATTAAAGTTATTGTAAATCCTTACATTTCTACATTAGGAACATGGACAAATCCAGATGGATCAACAGCAAAAACTGTAAGAGTAGATCAATCTGCTTATAACCTTTACTCCGAAGGTGTTTATATTCCTACTACAAGCACAACAGCTAATGATGTTGGAAATATTCCTCTCAAGCTTCAAAATATTCTTACTAACCTAGACAATCTTAATCAATCACTTGATGTAGTTTGTGAGGCAGGTCTTGGAACTATTTGGGCTGGAGCGAATACATATGCTGCTTCACAATCTGCAAACAGTTCATGGAATGGTGCATACTTGTTTGATGAAACTCTTCCTATTGATACAAGTGTGCTACAAACACAACAACAAGGAATTGTAGGAGGATCAACTTACAATAACTATCAGGCTATTGCTACTCAGTTTATTGCATTTGCACAAAATACAAGACAAGATCACATTTTCATTGCCGATCCTATTCGTAGTATTTTTATTCAAGGGCCTAATACAAAAGTATCTTCAACACCTAATTATAACTTCTCACAGCAAGTTTATTGGCCTTTACAGAACCTCTATGCTGCTAACACAACTAGCTATGCTGCATCGTATGCTAACTGGTTGCTCATTAATGATGCATGGTCAAACCAGAATGTATGGGTTCCATCTTCTGCATGGATAGGATCATTAATTGCAAGTGGTGCTCAAAATGGTAATCCTTGGGATGCACCAGCAGGATATAGCCGTGGAACTCTTACAAATGTTCTTGATATTGCAATTAATCCAACACAGAAGCAAAGAGATCTTCTTTACAAGATTAATCAGAACCCAATTGCAGTATTCCCCGGAGAAGGAATCGTAGTATATGGTCAAAAAACCTTATATACCTTCCCTTCTGCATTCGACAGAATTAATGTAAGAAGACTATTCTTGGTTCTTGAAAAAGCTACAAAACGTGCTCTTCAATATTTTGTGTTTGAGCCTAACAATTACACAACACAAACTCGTTTGATTAATGTATTAACACCGATCTTCAATCAAGCATTGAATACTAATGGTTGCTATGCTTATCAAATTGTCTGTGATGGTCGTAACAACCCACCAGCAGTTGTTGATAATAATCAACTTAACGTATCAATTTATATCCAGCCAGTAAGAACCGCAGAATTTATTCTCTGTGACTTCATCGCAACACAAACTGGAGTAAACTTCAATGAAATTATCGCACAAGGTACATTTTAATGAATCAATTGATCAACACTAAGATAAATATTTAAAACATATGGGAAACTTATTCGCAAACCAAGACATCAATGCATTTTTTCAGAATGCAATTAATAAAGACTTCGCTCGTACTAATCTATTTCGTGTTGTTAACATTACAACACCAGTAGTAACGTTCGATCCGACGGACTTGGTTTATATCACATCTACAACACTTCCAAGTAGAGAAATTAGTAATATTTCAACTCCTTTTATGGGTCTTAAATTTAATATACCCGGAACAGCAACCTACCCCGGTAGTGAAGGGTGGCAAGTCAAATTTAGAGTTGGTCAAGATCTTCAAGTTCGTAATAAACTTGAAGTATGGTCACGTTCTATATTTGATGATGCTACCAGTACAGGATCATACGGAGCAGGAAGTTTAGGAACTGTAAACCTTGCTCTTATGGATAAAACAGGTGGGGTAATTTCTGGATATACATTGGTTGGTGCTTATCTCCAAAAACTTGGAACTTTTGAACTTAATACAACAGAGGATGGCAAGCTTGTCGAAACAACAGCTACCATTGCTTATCAATATTGGACAAATTTCTTAATTCCCTAAAGGTTAAAGCCTCTGTTTAGAATAAGTATTCTAAATGGCAACAAGTCCTTATCAGTATTATAACCAAATATTAAGCAATTGGCCTACTGCCATTGCTCCTCAAAGTCAATGGTTTGCTGTTATAAATTTTGATAGTGTTGGGGTTATCAAAAATAATTTTAAAAACATCAACAAATATGACACGGGTTCTGGAAGTGAAAATACATCATCTAGTGATTGGAATTTACCAAATAATATTGTAGAAAACTTAGTTTCAAAAACAAACCAAGATGGTATAGAAAATTTAATAGGTTGTGTTTTTTTAAGAAATGTAACTGTTCCTTCAGATGGAATAAATGCTGGTAATAATGGTTTAGATTACGGTGGGTATCAAGCTCCTGCAACAGCTAATACAAGAAATAAATATAAAAATTTTTCTATGACATTTAATGAAACTAATAGTTCTTTTATAGATTTTATAATTAGACCTTGGATAGTAAATGTTGGTTATTTTGGTTTAATAGCAAGAGATTCTGGTGATAGGGCGGTCAAAGCAGATTGGGTAGATATATACTATTTAGGAAGAACTGGTCCAGTTAGTCCTTCCATAGTAAGAAAAGTATTTAGATTTTTTAATGTTGCCCCTGTAAATGTTCAAGGTATGGAAAATCGTTATCAGTCAGAAGATTTACAATATTCTAAAGTAGATTTTATCTACGATAGATATGTGGTCAGAAATCCACCACAGATAAACGATGTAGTAATTTCATAGAATAAATTGTTTCTTTTGGTAAGATATAATAATGGAATATTTTTTACATTCAGTAGAACTTCCTTTTTCTAAAATAAAATTATTTTATAGGGAAATTAATACAAAAGAAGAACTCTTGCTGTCTAAAATTGCAGTTCTTTATCCTTTTGGTGAAGATAATAATGAAGATTTCATAACCGCAATGGAAAAAATAATAATAAATTGTGTAGAAAACAAAGAAGATTTTTATAAATTAAATTTAGTAGATTATATTTTGTTTTTAACTAAATTAAGAATTTTAAGTATTGGAAATAATTTAGAATTAGAATTTAATGAAGTTTCAGAAGATGGAATGAAAATTAAAAATACTGTAAATTTAGAAAATTTTATGAAAAATTTATATGAAACTATTATCGAAACAAAATTTGATAGTGTAATAAAAAATAAAAATCTAAAAATAAAATTAAACTGGCCTAATATAAAAACAAAATTTCTTTTGTTGGAAAGTAAAAAAAATATTTTACCAACGATATCCGAATTTATAGAAAACATAATAATAAATGAAAATACATTTATAGATTTCAAAAATTTTAATATAAATGAAAAAGAAGAAATTTTTAAAAAATTACCTATTAGTATACAAACAAAAATACAAAATAAAATTTTATCTACTTTAAAAATACTAGTAGATAAAAATCTTTTTAATATAGAAAATATGAATTGGTTTAGATTTAGTTTTTATGATTCTTCATATTTTCATTTTTTGAGATTGATATTTTCTAATGATTTAAAATCTATATACCAAAATTATTATTTACTTGCTTCAAAGGGTATAAATCTTTCGTATGTTGATAATATGTCGGTCTCTGACAAAACAGTTTATTGTTCAATGGTAGAAGAGGAATTTAAAATAAACACAAAAAGTAATGATTCTATAGACATACCAGTAGGTAGTACTTCGTTAGAAAAACTAATGCATGAATTTGGTGGATAGGTGAGTAATTATAAATAACATGACAGAAAATTTAAACTTTAATGATGCTTTATCTATTTTGGACACTTTGTCGAAAGAAGTATTTTTGACAGATGCTTGGGTTCCTTCTTTAAATAAAACTATAAAATTAAAAGAACTAAATACGAAACAACAAAGAAATATTATAGAAAGTGTTTTCGATGTAATTGAAGAAAAAAGTCCATTTTCAAAAACTTTATTTGATATAATTTCTGAAAATTGTTTAGAGGAACCCAATGTTGTAAAACATTTAACAGTCATTGATAAAGTTTGTTTGGCTTTTTATATAAGGAAACAACTTTCAGATACAATAAAAATAGTTTTTCAGGAGACCCCAAAAATTGAGGCTGATATAAATATCGATGATATATTAGAAAAATTTAAAAGTTTTGAACATCCAGAAGAAGAAACAATAACTCATGTATTAGATTCTGTGAAGATAGAGGTTGATATAAAACCTGCTACAATACAAGAAGATTCTAATTTTGATATTTCAATTTTTAAATCGAATAAAGAAACTGATGAGCTTGAAAAATATAAAAATATAGTAGGTAGTGCTTTTTTAAATGAAGTTGCAAAAAATATAAAAGAAATAAAAATTAATGATAACTTGTTTAATTATAACGATTTAAGTATTGATAACAAAATAAAAGTAGTTGAAAAATTGCCAGCTTCTTTGATTAAAAATATTTTAGACAAGACAATGGATTGGAAATCCAAGATAGAGAAAATTTGTACTGTAAACTTTGAAAATATAGAAAAAATTATAAAAATTGATGCTTTTTTGTTTTTGATTAATTGATTTAAAAGAATGTATATAGATTAAGTATCTGTATGGAATTCACTCCAGAACAATTAGAATACTTAAAAATTTTACCAGCAAAAGATCCAACTTTAAAAAAAGATGAACCTTTATTGGCATCGAATGTTAATGGAGATAATTCAAATCTCAAACCTTCTAACAAAAAAGAAGGTGTAAGTGATACAAGCAATTTTACAAATTTTTTTACAGAAAATCCTAAAATAGTACCACAGACTGTTTATAAGTCTGCCGACAAAGTATTTGGCAAAATAAACAATCCTTATATAGAATCCGCAGCAGAGGCTTTAACTGTTTTAATCGCAGCAAATAAATTAGCATCTTTTATGTCTGGTGGAGGTGGTATGCTTTCAAAAGCTTTTTTAGGTGGTCCAATGACTTTTTCTATGGCAGAATCTTTAGGGGCAGAATATACAGATGCTAAGGGAATTACGAGTGGACAAGGAGATAAAATTGGTTATAAAGTAAATTCTCCAGAAGGTTTTGTTTCCCAATTTGATATTTATAAATATATTAGTGAAGCTTGGAATTTTGGTAAAACTTCGTCAAAAAAAGGTCTTAAAGCTGCAATAAAAGGTGGTTATAAAACTGCTTTAAAAAAAATACCCGGTGTGGGGGGTACTTTGGATTTAATTCAGGCTGGTTATTATGGAATGAAGGGGGATTATTATTCTATGGGATTTAAAGGACTTGAAGCGGGGATAGATTTTGCAACACTATTATCAGGAGATAATCCATTAGCTATAGCTGGTGATTTAGCTGCTCAAAGTATCATTGATCATATGATTGCAGAACATAGGAAAGAGGGGGCTGGAAAAGGAAATAAAACAGGAGAAAATAAAGATAAGGGAAAAGAAGGTTCCAATTTACCTGCACCAATTCCTGCACCAATTCCTGCACCAATTCCTGCACCAACACCAGAACAAAATAATACAACTCAAAATTCAGATGGATCTTTTAATATTCCAGAAGAAATTAATCCAAATGATTCACAGAATTTATCGTCTGGAACAGGTATAGTTCAAGATTCAGAAACAAATAAATTATATGTTTTGGGAGACGAATCAAAAAATCCTGCTACTTTAGGTTATACAAAAGATAAATCATATAACCCAGAATTTGGTGGATATAACATACATTTGGGTCCAAAAACTACCCCTCCTAACGTAACAGCACCTAAATATTCTGTTATTCCTTCGGTTATTCCACCAACACCAACACAAATTCCCAAAATACAACCCCCGAAACCTATAATTTTAAAACCTACGCCAAGTCCAATCATACCTCCTCCGATTCCTACACCGATTCAGAATCAAAATAATAATGAAACTAATCAACATTTAAAGGACTTGAAAGAAATTATACAAAATCAAGGTGGTGCGGGTGGCGGTGATGTAAATATAATAGATGGTGGTTCTTCGTCTTCTTCCTCTACGCAACACATTTATGTTACTGGTGGTTCTAATATAGAAAGCTTTAGACATAAACTAAGAGGAGGAACCCGTTTTTAATTTTTATGAGTAATACAGTTAATACAAGTTTATATAGTGCAGAAATAATAAACGGAAAAGATCCAAATGGTTCTGCTGGGTTTGTCTATGTATCCGTAACACCCGGTTCTAATGGTGGATATGTTGATATATTAGAAAAATTTAACTGGAATGCAGCGGGAGGATATGTTGATGAAGTTCCTTATGTTATAGCAAAGGAATGGGAATTAAATTTCGGTCAGATAATTTCTAATACCGTTGCATTAATGGACAAGTTTTTTAATTTTGCTGGAAATAATAATTTTACAAATGACCTAGATCCTAATGATCCGTATGCAAAAATATATGGAGCACATGAAACAGGTTTTACATATGTTTTTCCACATTTAATAAATTCTGGTGCTAGTATAAGGGGAAAAACAACAAATGTTTGGAAAAGAAATAATATTGCATCTGCTTTCACGGATTTTACGGGTGCTGTCGAAGGTCTAATAGAAACAGCAGGATCAATAATAGATTTTCATTCAAAAAAAGATCCAACCACAAAAGATAAAGATAAAGAGAAAAAGAAAATAAATTTTGGCGGATTAAATAAAACTGGAAAGTTTTTTCAAAACGAAATTGTAGGTTCTGGGCTTGGTTTGGAAGATATTGTCACATATTCTAGTACAAATGCCAAAACACTAACAATTTCTTTTCCGTTATATAATACTTTAGATGAAAAAAGTGCAATTGAAAACTTTGATTTTGTTAATTTATTTCAACTACAAAACTTAAAAATGAGAACATCATTTTTAAGTTTTATACCTCCTAAAATTTATACAATAGAATCTCCGGGTAGGGGAGGTATTTATATGCCAGCAGCTTTTGTAAGTAGTTTTGATGTTCAATCTATAGGAACTACGAGATTTATGCATACAGGTTCATATGCAGGTAATGCTGGTACTTTAAATAATTCAACATACGGAAGAATAATACCAGAAGCTTATAAGGTTAGTATTACATTTGAAGAAATAGTACCCGAATCTTCCAATATTATGCTTGGTTCTATAGGTGGTAATAAAGTCAGTGTTATTGACAATACTTCAGCATCATCAAAAAATGCCAAACAGGGAGTTTCAGTAATGCTTGGAAAAGAAGTATCTGTACCTAACCCAAATTATAAACCATCAAAATGAAACAAGATAATTTTCCAGATTTACCAATGATTTCGGGTTATAGATATGAAAATTTTTTTAATATCTATAAGGATGATAATGGGTTCAAGTTTTATAATTTACTATGCTCTGTAAATTTATTTCCATCTACCAATTCAAATGCAGAAGATAGTTATATTGTTAAATTTAACGATACATGGGCTTTAATTTCTTATAATTATTATAATACTATGGATCTTTGGTGGTTGGTTTGTGCATACAACCAAATTCAAAATCCCGTAATAAGACCGACACCGGGATCTACTTTAAAACTTTTAAAATCAAATTACGTTTCTACTGTTATTTCTCAAATAAACCAACAACTATCTCAGTAATATATACTTTTAAGTATATTTTATAAGTATTTGAATAGCAATGCCTAGAAAACCAAAAAACGAAAATATAGAAGAATACGACAATGAAGACATCTTGGTAGATGGAAAATTCTACCAAGGAAACGAAAATATTCTTCGTAAAGATGCCACATTTAAGTGGACGGATGAGATGATGGACGAGGTTAAACTCTGTGCCAAAAGCATTTTACATTTTGCTGAAAAACATTTTTATATCATTACAGAAGATGGTAAAAGAAGAATTGAATTGTACAAATATCAAAAGAAGCTTTTAAAGGCTTTTAAAGCTAATAGGTTCAATGTGGTACTTTCTAGCCGTCAAAGCGGAAAAACGACTACAATAACCATTTATGCTCTTTGGATGGTGTGTTTTCAATCAGACAAGAGAGTTACTATTGTGGCTAATAAAGAATCTACTGCCAAAGAAATCTTTACCAGAATTAAAATGGCATATGAACAACTTCCTGTTTACCTTAAACCACACATCAAATCTTGGAGAAACAATGGTTTGGTTCTTGGAAATGATTCAGCAATAACAATCAGTACGACTTCTTCTAGTGGTCCTCGTGGTACTACGAGTAATCTTCTTATCATTGATGAGATGGCTCACTGCCCAAATGATCTTATGAAAGAACTTTGGAAGTCCGCACTTCCAATTATCTCTTCCATGAAGAGATCACAGGTTGTGGTCATTAGTACACCTAATGGCGTGGGTAATAAATTTCATGATTTATATTTAGAAACTCAAAAACCAAATAGTGAATGGCATTTGGAAATTGTTAATTGGTGGGATGTACCCGGTAGAGACGAAGTTTGGAAAGAAAAGGAAATAAGGACTATCGGATCAAAAGAAGATTTCGATCAAGAATATGGTTGCGTTTTCCACGAACCCGGAAAAACTGTAATTGATTCGGAATATCTTAAAGAATTATTGATAAACTGTACCGATCCTATTTTAGTCAATGATGATGGAAATTATAGGATTTACAAATTACCCAACCCCCAATCTTTTTATGTAATAGGTGTTGATGTTGGAGAAGGTATTGGAAGAAGTAATACAGTTGCTCAAATTTTGGATGTATCCAACCTTCAAAATATTGAACAGGTTGCTGTATACGCAACTAATACAATGAGTCCTTATCACTTCGGTACAAAACTTTTGAGTGTGCTTAATGATTGGGGAAGACCTCCAATTCTTATTGAAAATAACAATAATGGACAACAAGTTTTGGATGTCCTTTGTCAAACGCATAATTATGAGAATGTGGTTTCCTATCACTTTGAAGGATTTAGTAAACATTATAACAATGCAAATCGTTTTGGAATCCATAACCATACAAATACAAAATATAAAGGGATAACTAATTTTAGATATTGGACTGATAGTTTAAAAGCAGTAAGGTTTTTTGATAAAGAAACTGTTTTAGAAATGGGCAATTTTATTCGTTTGCCTAATTTTACATTTACAAAAAAGAACGATAAGGATTTAGATGATAGAGTCTTTGCTATGATATGGGGTCTTTTTATGTTAGATCCTAATTTAGTATCAAAATATTTTGTTATAAATGAATTTGATGACCAAGGAAGACCTTTAAAAATACATCCATTTTCAGATAATAGTGATCTTTTAAAAGCAAGTCCTCTTTTAATAGGGGGTGCAGCATCCACGATAGCCAGAAGAACTGGAGTAGCAGTTCCTTATACGGATGTTGGTGGAGAGCCTTTTATGCAAGAAAATGATTTGTTATCAGAAGATAGAGAATCATTAAGAATGTGGTTAAATTCTATGGAAGAAGATCGTATGAAACCCCCCATAGAACATAATAGTTCAGATAAATCTTTTTCAGAATCATCTTATTATCCTACGATTTTATTCTAAATATTAATATAATGAATCAAACCGTATTAAACAGAGCAAGGAAAGACAAATTTTTATTCGTTATGGATATTCCTAATGCATTAAAAAATATACAAGATCCTATTTTAAGAGAAAGTTATAATGCAGACCCAATCCAATTTACAATCATAGGATCGCCTGTGCCGAAGATATCTGTTCCTTCAAAAGAAGTTGCTTTTGGTGGGCAAGTATATAACACATCAAGTTTCTCTCGTCCGAGTTATGGGCCTTATAATGTAAAATTTTTGCTTGATAATGGTTTTCAAAATTATTGGATTTTGTGGAATTGGCTTAATCTTTTTAACAATGCCACTACAAGTATAAGTCCTTTAAACACCATAAACAATAATTTAGTATTAAATCCAACGACAGATTATGCCACAAATTTTACAGTTTATAGTCTTGATGAATTTAATAATAAAATAATGTCTTTTACATACACATTAGCACACATAACCGCATTGAGTGAATTTGAATTTTCATATCAAGAACCGGGCGAAATTTCTTGTACTGCAACATTTATATTCAATCAGCTAGAAGTTAAACTGCTGAATAATGTTAATATTCCTTCCTGTTAATTATGGCAAATCTAGGTATTCAAGAAAGTCTCGGTATTTGGTCAAACCATGACCAAAATAATATTCTTTTAATAAGAGATCAACCATATCTAGTGGAGGTGTGGATGTATAATCAGTTAGAAAGATTTGAACCATTCGGTATACCAGTTTTTTTCATTGAAGAAATTGTCATAGAAGAAGAATTACATAATTGGTATATTTCTGGCAGTATAACTTTAAAAAATGATTATGAAATACTTGAAAGAGGAGCATTATCGCAAGTTTTCAATTCGGATAAAAAAAATTCTAATTTGGGTAAAAAAAAATCTGTAAATTTACCCCAAAAACAAGCTCCATTTCTTTTTAGGTCTGATGGCAGAAATAAAATAGCAATAAGAATAAAGCCTTTACCATCAAGGATTGATGAAGTTTTATCCGATAAACAATGGCAAATGTCTTATGATTGTGTCGTTTATGAAATGGAAGATTTGAAAACCGAAAACCCACAAAAAAAGTTAAAGAAACTTAATTTTGTGGATGAAAGATATCAAATATTTCTTGAAAGAAATATAGAATGGTCAACAGCTTTATACAACAAAGGGCAGGGAATTCCAAATTCAAAACCAAATTCAGATGGATCAAAAGCAATGCTAACATCTGATGCTATAAAGTCCATAATAACAACCGCAGGTTCTGATAATTCTAATCCTTTGGGGACTCAAATAAAAGTAGGTGGTGCTCTTGGTCCCAAAAATTTAAATACTCCAATATATCCTATCAGTACTTTTAGCACTACTAACTGGGATAAAGGATCTAGTGATAGCTATGTTCAATATACAGCTCCCGCAAATTCATGTGTTTTGGATGATTTGGAATATGTTATGGGATGTATAAAAGCATCCGATGGAAGTCCTTTATTTTTAAGACTTGATAGATATGATAATACAAATGGCAAAGAATTTTCACTCATACCTTTAAGTTTTTATTTTCAAAATGCACAAGGAAATCAGATAGAAAGATTGATAATTCAAGATGGCGTAGACAATTCTGCGTCACCCCCCTATTTAAATAGAGCACCAATTGGATATAATAATCCAGATAAAACCTTAGTGGTAAATTTAGAATCTCCTTTAGCATCTAGAATTTCTAACTATGAATTTGTTCCAATGACTACAGCAGATGATTTTAGTCTTAATAACAACATTCTTCATAATTTTGATTTTTCGAGTTCTCAATTTAATATAGAATTTACAAACAATAAAGTTACAGATTTATATACCAATTTAAAAAAATACACGGATGGATTATATGGTTATAAAAATAGCAAACAATTGTTATTGAACATAAACCAAACAAAACAAAAAGGTCTTAGCTTTAACAATAAATTTGTTCCCAAAAACTTTCGTCCAAAAGGTATGGCAGGAGTTGAGATGATGCATAGATTCTTATTATTAAATCAAGCAATTTCATTTACTTCTGCGGGTCTTACTTTTAGATCGCCCGGAAATTTTGTGTTTATTGATCGTGATGCATCAACGCATGAAAAAAATCCATTTGATGATAAAGCACTCGGACAGTGGATGATAACTAAAGTAAGTCATGTATTTTCAAAAAACTACTATATAAATAATATCATTGCTGTAAAAGTAGATGCCTTTAATAATTGGTGGGATGTATTAGATCCAGTATCAACAATACAAGGTACGAATAATTATTAATATGGATAAAAATGCACTAAAACAAAGCTTACAAAATGCTAGAATAGCAAGTTTGCAAGCTTCTAATAAACCCCAAAAACCTTCTTTAGGTACTATGGCAAAAACATTTTCCCAAAGTGTTGTGCGTAATATTCAAAGCGTAGCTTCTGGAAATGCATTAAAATTAACCGAACAAGACGCAAATGCTCGTTTGGAAGTGTGTAAAAAATGTGAATTTTTTAATTCTATCCAACAGAGATGTAATAAATGCGGTTGTTTTATGGCTATTAAAACTTATCTTAAGGCTGAAAAATGCCCGATAGGTAGGTGGTAACAATCTTATCTATATTTTTTTGCATTTTTGGTAGATAGTCATTCATATTATTAAAATTTGGGACGTTGATAACAATATTTGCACGTTGTTTTAAAACTTTATTGTTATTTTTTTCAAAGAAATTAGCTGGTTTAATATCTTTTCTTTCCAAATATATTAAAAGTCCATTTTTTTCATTTAATAACCAATGATCTTCGTCAAATGGGTATTCTGAATACCTAATATCTGGAATAATTGGAATAAAATTAGCCCCAAAATTTTTTTTAGTTTCTATTTGATTGATAAAATATCTTCCTTGCGTTAGTTTTCTCATTAAACGTCCATATTCGACCATAATAGGACGTATAAGTTCTTTTTCTTCTGGATAATTGTGATATATATCTATAGAAGCTTTTTTTAAAAGAAGGGATTTTAAGTCTTTTCTAATTGTATCCCCCGCAATTGAGCATCTTTTTGCTTTTATTTTATGTTTATTTTTAAATTCTTGGATTAAATAATTGCAAAGAGTATCTTTTCCTACAAAAGCATTCCCAGCTATTCCAATTGGTTCGTAAAAATGTGTTTTAGGCATAAGTTATTATAGTAACATATTATGGCTGCTAGTCAAATAACAATCACAGATTCAAAAGCATTAATTAATCTTCAGAAAAGTTGTGGTCTAACTGCTTTTACTGTACCAAATTTAGATACCTTTAGATGTTTGGGAGATAATAATCAATATGCTGCTAATTTAGATATTTTGGTAAATGGTTTTAACGCTATAGGACATACTTGGTCTATACAATCTCCATATCTTCCATTTAGTATAACTGATGGGCCTAAAGGATATTATAAAAGTTTTATTAGACAATTGCATGATAATCATCTTTTAGAAGCTTGTCAAAAACTTACTCCAGCAGGAAAGAGTGGACAACTTGTAACAGGAGGTCTTTTAGGAATTGGTACATTAGCAACCTCACAAATGCTTCAAAATCCATTAACAGGGCCTGCACAAAACACACATTCATTAGCAGCAGACGCATTGAACAGTATAGATCCAAATATGGTTACAAAAATAGAAAATATTTGTAATATAATTCGTACTAGATCTTATTTTAGTTTACCTCCTAGTGCATTTGGAAATTTACAAAACTTTCTTTATAAAGCACAGGGTGCAATTCAAGGATTCATTCAAACTATGTATAATGTCTATCATGGTGTTATTTTAATGTTACAAAGATTTGCAAACATGGTAAATGGTCTTCTTCAAGCAATGGGACAACTGGTATATAATTTTATTAATTCAATTATTCCACTAGATTTAATCTGTGCAGTTCTTGGTGCTTTTCAATCATTACTTGATGATGTTGCTTTTTTTGCCCAATTATTTGATGGAGGAGATGCAATGTTTAATGCTATTAATTCCATTCAAACTGTTATTAACTATGCAGCAGAAGGACTCAATTATTGTTATAATCCAGTAGCTCTTCTTAGTTTGGTTCCCGGTCTTAACAATATTCTTACAGATTTAAATCAATTAGCAGGAGATGCCGAAGCATTCATGGGACACTTAATTAGTCACTATGGTCTTGGGGTTGCTGCTCATAATAAAGCATTACAAATAGCAAATGCAATAATTTTACATTATGGTTTGGAAAGTCAGTTAGGTCCTCTTGGATCAGTACTTCTTACTGCTGGTGTTGCAGGAAATAATAGTCAGTGGTATAGAACAGGAAATCTTGGAACTGGATCTTTTGGAAATTATGCAGAAAGTCCCATACTTGCAAATCCGGGCTTTTTTGATCCGAATAATCCACTTGCATTTTTAGATACAAATTCAAATCCATATTTTAATCAAGCAAAAACAGATCTGGGTCAGTTTACAACCAATGCTTCTGATATACCAAAAGCATTTACAGATTTTATAACAAATCCTTTAGCATAAAAAATATTATGGAACCAGTTTACGGAATACATTTAGGATTGGTTGTTAATGGAATTGCAGATCCAGAAAAAAGAAATAGGATTCAGGTATGGGTTCCTCATTTAACCAGCACTATTTTCAATAGTTTAAATGCTAAAGTACAACAAAGTAATTTTACAGATCCTGTTATAAAAGGTTGTCAGGATTTAAATAACATTGATACGAATTTATTAGCAACATTACAAAAAATTTTACCGTGGGCAGAATGTGCTGCTCCAGTTTTTGGTGGTTCGAGTGGATTATACAATACAGCTACCAATACAACTGCCAACACAAAAGGATCTACAATAACAGGATCGACCAATTATCCTCCATCATGGCCTCAAACTACGTTTAATCAAACTCTTTGTGCAAAAAAACCAACAGATACAAAAATGGGTCAAAATGCACAGAGTTATAATGGAGCAGAATTAGGGTTTGATTGTAGTCAAATGTTAGGAAATCAAGATGTAATGCAATCAGTATGTAATACACAGTGGATAACGGTAGCCGATGCACATGCTATTAATTTACAAGCTGCTAAAGCGGGTGGTGTGGAAAATCCCGAACAAACTGCAAATTTATTAGATGCTTTAATGTCAAGAGAATCCACAATTAAAAATGGTTATGTTGCAATTAACGAAAAATTTAGAGAACCAAATGGTACGATTTCTGAAGGATTATTTAGTTTTACTGGTGGGGTAAAACCAGACGGATCGACTGATGCATTTTATGGAATAAACTCACAAAATGTTTATGATCCTGCTGCACAAGCAGCCGCAGCAGTCAAAGCAATACAAACGGGTCGTACTTCTTACTGGAATAGTAATAATTATAATTATGCTGTTAATGCAGCGGGGGGTGGGTCTGTACTTGTTAATAGCCCTGCATCTGTTGCACAACCTAACACACAATCTGTTGGAAAACGTGTAATACAATATTTAAATCGTGTTGCTGCGACTGTTCTTCCAAATACTAATATAGGTTTAGCAGGGTCTGGTGTTGGTACTTTTTCAGTGCCAAATCCAGATTCAAAAGTTTTTGTATTTTTTATGGGCGGGGATGTTCAAAAGCCTGTTTATTTTGCACAAGCACCTAATCCAGCAGATATTGCTGCAATGCATGGGTAATCAAGTAAATAAAATATATGCCAAGTAGTCAAGAAATTACTAAAAATTCTCAACAAAGCACCAATGTAATTGCATCCAGAGATAGTGGTATTGCTTTTGTTGATAGCAAAGTCGGAAATCCTAATGGAGCAACAACTCCAGATGATAGATCATATTCTATCTGGCAAAATGCATGGAAAACTTTGATTAGAATAATGCATGGTAATATTACTTTGTCTGGGCATGGTAATGTTACTATAAATGCTACCAATGAAATTCATACAACTGCACACAGAATACAGACTACCACTTCAGATGGTAATGCCACATATAACCAAAATGGTAAAACTGAAATAAATGGAAATATTGATAGTGATGAAACCGAAAAAAATCAACAATATACCAATCTTTTAAATCAAGCATATAATTCATCATTAGATGCTATTAAAAAAACACCCGCTGAAAAAGTAACATGTCCAAATTGTGCTCAAAAACATTTGGTTGATGATAAAAGCGACCCTTGGAATGTTATTTTAGACAGAATAATATCAACATTTAGTAATATTCCTTGGATGCAAGGGCCACTAGGAGTTTTAAGATTTGCAGTTACGAAAATTTATGTTCCTTTAATGGGAGTAAAAACTAATTTAGATTTAAACAATGGCAAAGGTTGTGGTCCGGGCTGTGATGGTGGTTTAAAAAATGGATTAGCTACAAAAATGGCTGCGGGTGAAGAAGCTATAAAAAGAGAAATGGATAGTATTGCAGAGACAATGAATAATCTTACTAAAACTCTTAAAGAAAATTCATCAAGTCCCATAATAAATGCACATGGTCAGCACTATGTTTTTGGTGATCCCCAAGGAGTTCCTTCTCAAATTCCTTATGTAAAACATGAAAATACATATCATTCATTTCCAATGAATTTAAGACCTTCAGATTCTTTAAGGAATAAACTTAGAGTCACTACCGAAGGAAATTGTCAGGTTGTAACATATCACCCTCCTCCACAATCTCATTTAGGAAACTTAATGATGAATATCCAAAATAATCTTATGATTACTTCTGGTAATAATGGAATGGATTTCATGTCTACTGGAGAAATTGCTATGAAAGGTGGGTCTGTTCATATCAATGGTTCGCAGGGAGAGGTTTCTCTGACTTCCAGTAATTTAACAACTATCGGAGGGTCTAATGTTTTAATTTCTGCTGATCCAAAAACTGGAGAAAGTGGAGTTTGCATTGATTCCAAGCATACCTATGTGCGTGGATCTTTTAATGTTAATGGAGATTCTGCCATGTTGGGGTCTTTAACTCTTGATGGTGCATTAAATGTAAACTATATAAACTGTCCAAGTATGAGAGCACCCGTTACTTTAAATGGAACAGATAGTTTCATGACTCATCATGCAAATTGGAGTTATGGTGCAGATGCATTAAATGCTTCAAACCTTGATTTAAAAGTTTTAAACATGGCTTGCCAGCTTAATTTAGTGGCAACAAAATATGGAATAACTACTCTTGCTATGGAAGCTTATAATTTGGCAATGATGTCATTACCAATAGATATTGGATTAACTCCTCTTGGTAGTACTGGAATATTTTATGGGCTGGATAGTTATGGTGGAGTATGCACTGGTGTTATTTGGAATTATCCCCATAATCATACAATTCCTCCTATGGATCACACGCACGAGGCTGATGTTCCAAGAGGTGGTTATTATAAACAAGCTTCAGGAGCAGGGCAGGGTAGGTCTTGTGGAAATCCTTCACCTACACCAGCACCTACAAATGGTACATGGTACAGCCCCGGAGCAAAGTCTTGGGCTGGTGGTTGTGGTGGTGGTGGTTTATTTACTAAACAACGTAACGAAAAATATGGAATTAATAGTGATGATGCTTTTAATGGAGGAAATTTCGTGACAACCACAGTTACAAGAAATCCAGATGGTTCAATTTATCCAGCTCCAGATTTAAGTTATAGAGTTGCCAAAGATACAGGAAATCATGTTCCTAGTCTCAGCAGTATTAACTGTTAAGTGTAAAAAGCATTGGCTGTTGTTGCATGGCTTTTATAAAATCTATCGAACTTTCTCCACTATCTATAACAGGATCACCAAGATTCTTTAATGTCAAAGCAATATTTAATTGTGAGGAAATATAATCTTTCTGATCATAAAAATACTTTAAATAAACAGTAGGATTTTGAGGTTTTGATACTTTTACTACGAAATTAAAAAGATAATCATATTCCAACAATGTTATTGTGAATCCTTTGTCTACATAAGTACTATTTAAATAATCTACAAAAGCATCTGACTGTGATTGTCTGTTGGCAGAAATTGAGGTTTTAACAAAATCTAATACTTGCTGTGGTTGTATTTTAAGAGTTTCTATCGATCCTGAAAGGCTGCATGTGGAAGAAGTTTGAACTATCGGTACTCCATCGGAATCACAGATATAGTTGTTTATTATCTGACAGCCCCCTGCATTTAATAACTCTGTATAAGCCTGTAAACGAGGTAAAAATACATTATATACATCTTGCATGGCTACATCCATAGGGTATCTAGGATCTCCACTTCCAGCAAAATAAGATGGGGGAACATTAACTTCTGGAATAGTAAGAGGATCGTTTCTTATAAAGCCATTCCAATTGTCTTGTCCTACTGCATATGCTAGATCTGCTACTAATTTATTAGAATCAAATGTTGCAGGGTTTGAAGTTACAGTAGGGAAACTACTATTTAAACCTAAAAAATCCGATTGAATTAAATTTTGATTAAAATCAAATCCATTAACAGATGCTACGCTTCCATCTGGATTAGTTGTTATATTATTCATATAACTAATTATTCGTCACCATCTAAAAAACTATCTTGTTGTTGTTTTATGAAGATAGTTTTTAAGAATTCCATAACAGCATCTCTATCTCTTGCATTGTTAAAATTCTGTATCAATATACGATTACCTTTCAAATCATAACCAAACAACAAAAAAGCATCCAAAAACTCTAATATAGAAGTTTTTAAAATAGATAAATCTCTCAAAGCAATTTTGTTTTCTGTGTTTTGGTTTTTCAACCAAGAATCCATTGCTTTTTCGAGTTCGTTGTTGTTTATAGCAGAAAAAATAGTAGCTTTTATTTTATCCAAAGCTTCTTGTTCTTCATTATTACTCTGTACTTTTACAGAAGATAAAGAGGGAACAGTATTATTTTTTCTAGATTTTTTTTTAGGCTCCGACATAGGTTGAAGCTTTATTATTAATACCAAATTTTACCAAATATTCGATAATAACTTCGATAGAACTAGTTTTAATTTTAAATCTTTCTGGAATAAATTGACCACCATCATGCATTTCAAAATATTCTTCTCCCATTTCATTATGATTGTTGAAGCAAGTGATAAGAACAGAAGAAACCGTGGGGTCTACTACGACTACCCAACTTCTCGGATCTGTATAAGAAAAGTCATTGAATACTTTATCTGCTACATATCCACTGTCTCTTAAACGTTTGATGAAATAGCTACTAGTTGTTATTTTATTCTTTGCCATGCAACTATTTATTTGAGGTTTCTATTTTACAAGTGCTGATATAATATATTTTAATTCTACATCACTATCTTCTTTATTCTGAAAAATAAAAACTTTATGTTTAGAGTTTACTTTTACAAGTACATCAGTCTTGCATGTTGCAAGATTTTTAAATATTTCAGAAGGAATTGGTATGGCAATAGAAATAGGTTCTCCCTCGAAAGAATCATTTACATGAATAGTAATATTATCCACGTTCTGTAATGTTTTATCATCAAGTTCTACATATACGTTTCCATCTTTGGTAGAAAAATATACCTTTGAAGTATCAGAAGCAAAAGCATATCCAGACAAGATTTGCTTAATTTTATCTTTTGTTAAAACAAATATTGTATCAAAATTAAGATTTGATATTTTATTAATATTTACAGGGCATTCACGAACAATTGTATCATCCACTAGATGATATTTGAAGTGTGCTTTATTACCTTTTTGATCTATGTTTGAACAAATAATATGATTTGTATGATGTTCTATGGAAAAATCATCCCTATCACCCAAACAATGCAAACCAGAAAGAAGTTTTTTAATGCTAATAATATTAAGCCTTGCAAGAGTTTCAGTTTTTTCTGGAAGTTTTACGCTTGCATATAAAATAACAGTATTATCAGCAGAAGAACAAATACTGTATAGGCTTTCAGATTTAATTTTTAAAACACAACTTTCGGTTAATCTATTAACTGGTTTTAAAATTTTTTCTAAATATTGTTTTGGAACCTTAATAAGATTATTTTCCATTTTTAACTGTAGTTTGGGTTGTCAGTGATGCAAATACTTTGCCAAACATACCAGCCATCTTGGTAAGATTTGTATTAATTTTTTCCAGTTGACTTTTGATAATCTGAATATCTTCATTTGAAATAGAAGCAGCAACAGGTTGTGTACCAAGTTTTGGTAACATTGGAGGAATTGGAGCTTCCATTTGTGGAGGTAAATGAGTTGGTATTTGAGGAATAATGTTTGGCTTATTGGGGTTTATAGGCTCTGGTATCATTGATGCCTCCCTTAAAGAATCTTCCATAGCTTTACGCATTAATGGTGTAACTCCTTCTTCATACGAATTACCAAAACGTTGGGGTTGCTGACCAGTTCCAACCAAGGGTGCTACAAACCTATTCATATCGATTTTATTGACCGCACGAGTAGGATCTACCATGTTTTTTTCAACATGGCTAAGATTTGAACTGACAAGGCCAGCCAACATTGCTACATCATATGCTTCTGATTTATTGCTCATAATTATTTAAGTTCTTTTCCTGCGTTGATACTTGCTGTTGCAACATTAGTATGAACGGATTCATAGTGATTTGCTTCAATCAAATAATCTTTAACTATATTACTTAAAGTTCCGATTAAGTCAACTGCAATTTTACGAACGACATCTTCGACATATACAGGATTTTCATACATTTGCTCTGTAATATATGACTCATCTAAATCTGAAATTACATTATAAATTTCAGATGATCCTGCTTTATCGATTAAATCAAAAAGAACATTATGAATAATGTCTTCAGAACCATGTTCTACTGTAATCGTAGCAGAAGAAAGTTGGCTATGTGCTCCATAATCACTAATCTCCTTTGATCTAGGACAGAGAGAAGTATAATACCCAGTAACTGAAGTATAAAATCTTTTGTTACCATTTACAAGTTTTCCTATATAAGAAGCATTACTTTCTACCCAAGATTCAGTTTTGGAAACTGGAGAAGTTTTCTTCCGTAGAAGAGTATATTCTACAGTAACTTCTCCGTTTCTAGCACCAAATTGATTTTCAATATGCTCTAAAATATTGTTTACAAAAGTAGGTATGGTTCCTTCCGAATCTTTAAGACCTTCAATTGCAGAACGCTGATGATTTATTAATGATCCTTTCATATCTTGTGTCATATCACAAGATACACTAACTTTTCCTATCGTGGGAATACCTTTTCCTTTGATTGCACTAGGAATCAAAAGAGGAATTACAATATTCTTATAACCAATGCTTGGAACAAGATCCTTGGGAAAGGTGTCCAGAATATTTCTGGAGTCTGGCAATTCCTCTTCTGATTTAATCCTTGGCATTTTTTTAGGCAGATTTGAAAATATCTTCGAGATCGGTGTCAATATCAGATAATTTAACATCTGTAAAAACATCATCTTCTTCTTCAGAAAGAAGACCTTTTGGTTTTTGTGGGGCAACATAATCTTCCTCAAGATCCTCATCTACAGTATGATTATGAGCAACAGGAGCTTCTTCTTCTTCGCCCAAAAAGTGGACATTGAGAAGTTTTTTAATCTCATCGTAACTCTTGTGCTCTTGAAGAGATTCAAGATTCTTACAAGCCGCATAGATTTCATCTACATCTGGTGCTCCCTCAAGTGCTGAAGGGGACATAAACCTCGACATAGTATACTTTGCATATCCACCATCGTTCTCTTCAACCTTGATACGAAGGTTGCATCCTTTGTCAGAAAGGTCAAAAATCCTAGCACCAAGCTCTTCAGCATCTTCTCCAGCAATTGCTTCTTGGATAATGTTGAAAATCTGTTTACCAAAACGGAGAATTTTTACCTGACCCTGATTTTCTGGATTTGATGGGTCTTTGACAACATAAACATTGGCAAGCCACTTTTCATCACGACGAATAGGTTTAATTGCATCAATCTTATTTTGATCTTTTGTGTTATAAACCTTGGAACGATACTCATCAATGGGGCAACGCTCACCATATGTAGATGGGCAAAGGGTAGAAACCAATTGATTGGTTAAAACACTCTTCCAAATATGATTGAAGTAATGAACAATAGTGCTATTTGGATTAGCTACATTTGGCACAAATCTTACTACATAGGTCTTACCAATTTCTAGCTTTAGAACATCTTTATAAGATGAATTATCGTTACTGGTTTGTTTGTTAAGAGCTTCTTTAATAGACTCGAACAGGTTGTTTGTGTATTTACTCATAGTTTTCATATACTAATCTAAATTATTTAGAATGCAACTCTTTTTTTAAAAATTCTTTAACTTTTTTTGTTGCTTCTCTTACGAAATTTTTAGTTTTTGGGCTATTAAAATATCTAATCTTATAAGAATCGATATTTTCAAAAAAATTTCCTGCCCAAAGAGCCTTCTCATCTTCTGCAAGGAGTTTAAAAGTATCTAATGAACCAAGTTCCATGAGGCTGTAAGGATTTACTTTATGTTCCCTGTAGTGTTGCATCCATATTGGCATGTTTGAAATTTTAAACTGCAAATATTTTTCCAGTGGAATTTTATTGTCAAAACAAAATTTTGCGAGGAACTGAAAACTTTCTTTTATCTTATCCATTTGCTTTTCTGGCGATTCATCTTCCTTTTTTTTCATGGATAAAGAGTATGCTCTTATAGCTGCTCTGGTAATAAAAAAATCTATAGGAGGACATGGCTCGTCTGGATGTAATACATTAGGAGCAGAAAAAAAATCATTCGGTGTAATGTGTTTAAACTTACCAAAAAAAGCATTTAATTTTTTCAAAGACAACAAAATTGTTGGACTTATTTTAGAAAAATCTTTTCTTGGTTGGAAGGGTTGCCCTTTTCTGTAAGCTTTGAGAAAAGCATTATAAATGGCTTCTTCTTGTCTTGTTAAATTATTCACTAGTTTTTTTCGTTTGTTTATTGTGTTTTGATCTAAAAATCTTTTTGTAAATATTCGGAGTACTTCCAAGATAAGCTCGAATTATCATTTGTAAATTATTTTCTCCCAACAATTCAAAATAAATTTTTTGTGTTCTTGTATCTTCTATAAGAAGTTTTAAAAAATTCAAGAAATTAAATTTTTTCTTTTTTGAAATGCACACAAAAGCTCCGAATTTAAGTGTAATATCTTCAAATTCCGACAAATCAAAAACATTTGAGGGGTTGACAGAATCTTGAATTTGTTGAGAAGAAGTTATAATCATATAGGTTTTAAATTTTTGGTAAATTCCATGAAAAGAGGAGTGATTATCCCAGCAGAGGCATTAGGATGACCACCACCTTTGCAATATTTTTCAGCAAACTTCCCAAGATCAATCGGATTTTCAGTATTATATTGACGTATAGAAACTTTTTGACTCTTGGGATTTATAGCAAAAAAAATGTCTGGCTTGTATTTATCCATCAATAATTCCATCACTTGGGTTACTGATTTATCCATCATCGCAGCATACACAATTTTATCTTTCCCATCTATTTCTACTTTTCCAAAATACATTGAAACCTTTTCTGCTTCGGCAGCAGCTTCTTTTTTAAGAAAATTAATAGCTTTTTGTTGGTGTGGTGTGATGGGCTTAAAGCCATTATAATAATCTTTTATAAAACCATTAAAATTACTTTGGTATAAATTCCAAAAAATAAGGTTTAGAGAATGAGAATCTGCATACTTTAAACGATTACAATCAAAATCATCTGCAAGTGCAATTAAAGTTTTTTGTTCTTTGGTTAAATTAAGTGTATCTTTAAAAAGAGTGTAGGTAAAAAGAGCATTTGAAGTGTATTCTTTATATAAGATTTTTGCATGTTTGAATCTATCTATAAATTTTTCAGATGATTTATGATGATCTATTATAGTTATATTGGGTTGATCAAGTTCTGGTAAAAAATCTTCCCTTAACCCTAAATCAAGGATATATATGTTTGAAAGGTTGTGAGAATTAGCAATATCTTTTTTGAGTTTATCAATTCCTAAATTTGTTATAGAAGTATATTGAAATGAACTATCTTTTGGTTTGCTCCACATGAAGGTTAATAGACTAACCGCACCATCTAAATCATTGTGGGTATAAATATGATAACAATCTGACATAGTATTTTATTTATTAAGATAGTGTCATTTGTCACTATTTATATCTAAATTTTCAATTGCATTTAAGGTATCAGCTATTGTATGGGGGGCATTAATAACTTGATCTGATTTAATCATTGAAGGAAAATGTCCTATTGAATTTGAAGGATCTTTGATTGTTAAAGTGGGATAATCTAAACAAAGTTCTGTGATCCCACCCTTTTTTCCAAATCTATTTTTAGAAATAGATAAACGTATAATTCCTAGATCAATATCATCAGCTTCTTGCCAAATAGCAAATTGAGCATCCGCAGTGTGTGCCAGACCCATAGACTCACTAGTAGTTTCTAACCCCGGTTTTGCTTCGTTGTAAGCACTACGATTTGTTTGAGTGGCAGAAATGATTGGACACTCGAATTTATAAGACAATGCTCTAATATACTCAGTAATTTTTTTGATAGATTCGTAAGAATTCATACCTCTTTCTGGAGGTGCAATTAAATTTAAATAGTCAATTACAATCGCATCTGGTTTAACATCCTTTCTGACTAATTTTTCAAGATAAACCTTAATTTGCAGTGGTGTTACCATCTGAGGAGGAAATTCTTTAATAATAAGTTTTGAATCCTTATGTATCGTTTTATAAGAATTGATTTTATTCTTTAATTCTTGAATGCTATGAGGTAGATCGTTTCTAGGAATCTGCGATAGTTGAGAACTTATTCTACCTGCATACATTTGTTCCGACATTTCAAGAGTTAAGAGAACAACTGTTTTGTCTTGTGCCAAAATATTTGTGGCAATATTACCGAGAAAGATTGATTTACCTACGTTTGTAACGCCATAAAACACATATAAAGCCTTACCTTCAGCAGCAAATCCTCCTCCAATATTGTCATTCAGCCATTTCCATCCCGTAGAAATAACCTTTGTAGTCTTTTGAAGCTCTTCGCAATGTTTATCTATCTCTTCAAGGTAATCATGACCCATGCTTTCGATTAAAGAAATATTACATGCTTGATCAAAATCTTCTAAAATTTTTTCAGTATTAATACTACCCGATTGTACTTCGACATTAGTTCTTATTACAGTGCTTAAAACCGCTTTTTCTCTTAAAAATCTTTCTGTGTTCTTAAGAAGAATTTCTCTATCGTAATTTTTATCAATGTCAGAAACACTTTGTGCAACTTGTTTGAGAGAATCTCTTTTTTCAGGATCTGTTATGTGAGTTTTAAATTCCGTTATGTTTTTTGGAATTTTATTAAAAGCATTGAAAAATTGCAATAAAGATTCAATAACATTTTTAATGTGTTTATCTTTAAAGTAACTAGGACTTATATGCTCAATTATGTTTTCTAAATACAGACTATCAGAAAGTGCATTAAAAATAATTACTTTTTCTAATAAGTCAAAATCAATTGGTATGGAATTCTTAGACATCAGCTATTTTCGTTTTTAAAAGTAAGTTCTGATTTTAACTTCTCTTCCAATAAAGGCAAAATTTTATTCCAAGTATTTTCGTCATCTTTCCAATCTTTATAAAAACCGAGTGTTTCCTCTCCAAGGACATAACGATGCCCAGACTTGGTAAGAACCCCATAACCCTCTGCCATTTCAAGAAGACCCGAATATTTGTTAAGCCCAGTTCGGAAATTCAAATACATTTCTATCTCAAGGAATGGTGGAACAAAACGATTTTTAGTTGTAAATGCTCTTAAAGTAAGACCATTAATGTCTTTTGACAAGGGGGTAATAGCATCGTTGGAATCTTTGTTTTTACTATCACTTGATCTTTCAGTCTTCTTTGCCATCTGAACGATTACAGAAGACATATAAAGAGGCCCAGAACCTCCTGCTTGCTTCTTTAAGGCAGAAGGATGTAGTTGTGATGGATCATCGTAAATATGATTCGTAAATATCACAGGACAATTAGCTTTTGAGGCAACATGAGTAATTGATCTTAACATTGCTTTCAATGATTTTGCACGATTCCCCATATCAGGAGTATCACTTCCTTCATCAATTTTCTTTTTCTCTTGAGTAGTTATAAGATTACCCAAAGAATCAATTACAACCATGACTTTTCCTTGTAATCCCTTTTCAATTACAGTTGTTAAAAATTTTACAATTTGATTTCTACATTGTTCGGTAACTTCAGAAGGGATGTGTTTAATTTTTGAGGGGTTACAACCGAGACGTTTTGCAGTATCCTCATCTAATGCATTCTCTGTATCAAAATAAGCAATGTGCATGTTTCTAAAAGCTTGTGCATTAGCCATAATTTTGCTACACATGAGAGTCTTTCCACAAGACTCTGGCCCAATAAATCCTGTTAATCTTCCCATAGGGATTCCACCAAATAAAGATCCAGAAATTATTGCATTTAATGCATAAGATCCAGTATCAATCCACTCAGAAACATTAGATAGCGAATTTTCATCTAAAAAGGTAGCTTCTGGATTTAAGGAATCTAAAACATCAAATGCATCTTTAACGTCTGGGGTGGATTCAATAATTTCTTCGGTATTGGGTTTGCTTTTAGCCATATTAATATATTAGCACAAAACCCCAGATCGTCAAATGACAATCTGGGGTTTTTACTGGTTTCTTTGAGAGCAGATTACGATTTACTCATCAAAAAGATTAATTACTGAATTGGGGGCTTGTGCAGCAGTAGCGGGTGCTACTTCTCCAGCCGAAGGTGGAACAAAGATGTTACTCTTATTAAACATCTGTGTATACTGGGCTTGGAGGCGGAAATCAAATTCTTCAATACTGGTTTCCGTAATTGTATTTTTCTTGTAGAAGAAAGTTACGTCTGCTGTCTTGTCTGCCAAGAACTCACGGAAGAAAATTGGAAGGAGTTGAACCGACATTCTTCCTGATTGATCTTGTGGAACTACATGCAAAACAACGGGGTTTTGTATTGCTAGGGTTGTATCCGTTGACTTTTCTGCGATAAGTGTACCTACTATGGTACGACCTACAGCATCAAGAAAGGTTGTTATTGTTGGGTTTGTTGTTGGGTTTGTTGTATCACTCATGATAAGATTTATAAAATCATCATCATATGTCAATAGCTTTTTATTAAAAATTTAATGCTTTTATTTTCATGAAAGTAATTCAAATAAATCTGTAGTTCTTGCAGAAGTAACTTGAGGAATAATCCAACCCAAGCACTCATACAATCTATCAATTGGTGGAACAACGGTTTTATCAAACATTTCTTTATAATCTACTTCAAAAACTGGTTTTAATTCATTAGGAAACACATCAATAAAACCTATAGTATCATAATTAAATTTATTTTTTGCTAAATAAAAGAATTTTATTTTCATACCACTTTTAATAGACTCGTATTTGGAATCTAAATTAAAATGTTTAAGCATTCTATTAAATCCTATGGAACTTTTGCCTTGGATTGTTATTCCTTTACCAAATTTTCCAAAACTATCGACTTTTCTTTCATATTTCTCATAATTCGATATACTAGTTCGGAAAGAAAGATCTTCTATAGGCATATTCTTAACTGTTTCGTAAGCATCAATGAAAATTTTATCGGCTTTTTGCTTATCTTGTGCCAAAATTGCGGATTCCAACACTTGTTTAATAAGTTTTTTAATAGAATCGGAGAAAGTTGATCGAACAACTTCAACCCCAACGTATTTAAAAGGCTTGTTGGGAACCATTCCATCTAATTCTAACAGATGTAATATATATCTTTTCTTTTCCATGAATACAGAAACATCTGAAATGGCTTCTTGCTTGAAAACAAACCGAGGATCAGTAGATTTCAATTCATTAATTGCCCATTCATTGATTCCTTTGTTGAGGAATAGCCCAAGTTCTTTAATAATCTTACGAGCTTCGTCTGTAATCTTGCCATTTTCAGATAATTTAATTTTATAATGATCTAAAATTGGTTGGATGGAAATATAAGCACTATCTGTATCACCATATTTGTAGATATCATCTTTCTTAAAATCAAATCCCTTAGAATTTGTATATTGCATTACAATATTTGCAGCTTCTTTACTACTTGATTGACCAGTTAAAGTAATACTTGCGGCGTGATCAATATCAAAAAGCGGAGAATGTACTTGTGCAAAAACTCCGTAGATGGAATTAAGAACAATTTTGTAAACATATTGCTGAGTATCAAGATCAAGAATTAACTCTTCGGTTTTTTCTCGTTCTTTTTTATCTGTAATTTGATCCAATGTCCTTTGAAGCCCTAACATTTTGTTTTTTGCCTCAACTCTTTCCGAATATATACGATCAATAAGTTTTGGAACTACTCCTTTTATTTTTTGTGTGTATAAAACATTATACTTTGATATAGAAAGTTTTTCTTTTTCGACAAGTCTATCAAATTTTTCTTTAGGAAGCACCACTGTTTTGTTATTGGTAAGCAATAAATGATAATTTTCCCCTTCTGTGTGGGTGATTTTACCAATTTTTGTCTCTGGAGAGACGTTTAAAGTGATAATTGTGTTCGGATAAAGACTATTTGCATCGTAACTGACAATAGAATTAGCCATGCCTCGTACTGGTTCATGTACATAACCACCTTCAAACTTTTTTCTTTCGGTTTCTTGTTTAAATGTTGGAATGATTTTACCATCCATAGCTGCTTGATAGGCAACTGCACCACTAATCATGGCTACTTTTTTGAGTGATTGCTCAAATTTAATGAATCCTTTATAAGAAAGAGTACGGATAAGCTTAATATATTTGAGTTTTTCGTCCAATTTAACCAACAAACGAACATCTTGGATATTATAGTCAACAAATTTATCCCAATCTTTATCAGAAAGATCTGCAAGATTGGTTGCACCAATGTTTATTTTGGTTTCTCCGAGTTCATATTGTCCAATGTAACCCAACGAGTAAGATTCACGATCACTACGAGCAAATGCTCTATATGCTTTCATATAATCGATATGACTAATACCATCGATAATCCATTTATTAATTGTTTTTCCGTATTTATCGGTTTCGGCATTCTCCCGATAGTAGATATTCCTAACAGGAGACAATCTTGCGGCTTCTTCGCCTCCCATTAAATTTACTATTCGTCTCACAACATAAGGAACATCAAAACCTTCGGAATTCCAACCAGAAATCATGTCTGGAGGGTCATTTTCCCAAAATTCTAAAAACTTTTTGATCAGATCATATTCACTTTTGCAATAAAAATATGTTACATCCGAATCTTTTGGGTTATACTGCTTTAATCCCCATGTATAATATTTTTTTGTGAGACTATCAAAGATAGTAATCAAATTAATTGGGTCTTCTGCTTTTTCTGGGACAGGAAAGGCTCCTTTACTATATGTTTCAATGTCAAATAAGAAAACTTTCAATGGTTGTGTTCCAAAACCTAATTTTGTTATGTCATTTTTGTATGTATCAAGTAAAAATTGCTGTTCACATGCAAGATTATGAAAAATTTTGAGAGGAGTTTCTGCTGCAAACTTGCTTCGATCATAATTTGATCGAAAAGTTTTTTTCTTTAGTGGAGTATTAAAAATTGAAACACCATCCGTACCTGTAGATGACTCTATATAAAGATATGGCTCGTATGAAGTTTCGTACTTCACACGATTACCATTTTCATCCCAAGTCCAGAGATGAATAGACTGTGTTTTATTACAGTAGTAGATGTTTCGCCATGCCATTACCCAATAGTAGCAGTATATGTATTAATCGTCAATTAAATCTTGATCTAAATTGTTTGCAATCAACAAGGGAGCCATTTCTTTTCTTTCTTTTGATCCCCATGCTGTTGTATATAATGCTTGGTATTCGTCCATATGGTCTTCTAACCAAAGACCTTCGGTAAATTTACGAGATTTATCAGAGAATTTCATGTATCTATCAAAATCAGATGTGATATATTCGAGTTGATCGATTAAATCTTTGCCAGATTTAAACTTAAAATCTGCTCCATCATATGTACAGAGATCTTGATAGGCTCCGGGCATACCAAATGCTCCAGACTCAACCATTTTGATGTTGCTCTTGGACTTATTAAAGATATTATCTTGTAATGAAGCAAATGTTGCATTGGCTCCAATCTTATAAATGTCCTGTGGAAGATCCATAAGCTGTGACCAATCAATAAATTCCATTTCTCCATTGTCGATAAATGGTTTTACAGCAAGGGGGAAGCAACCTTTCCATACAAATTTGAATTTCTTTCTTGCTTTGATGATGTCTTCAATAACATGAGCAAAATCATCGTTCATTCCTGTCTTGTTAATGTAATCCACATGGGTTCCAGAACCGCAATAAAGGATTCTAGGACGCTTTTTATGCCTATCATAGAGTTCTTCCACACGTTTTCTGTCATAAAACCTATCAAGCCAGAATTTTGGTGCGTAATTGGGAATAACTGTAATATTTTTATTACCTGTTTTATTGATATAGTAATCTTTCATGTATTGACATGTCACAGTTATCTCATCCATGTTGGACATGATGTCTAGAATATTATCGATGATCTCTTGGCTTACGAATGCTTCCTTACAACGATTGTAATCTGGAATATCATCCTTGAAAACAATATCATCTACCTCATAAAGCAGTCTGAAACCAAAATCCTTTTGTGCTTTCTTCAATTCTTTGATAAAAGCATTTTGAATTGGGGTTGCTTGTCTCTGCATTCTTATTGCAGAGATGCCTTGGTAAAATCTTACATCCATTACCATTGCAGTTAACCCTGAAATACACATTTTCTGATAACTATTGAGTACATATTCAGGCCAAATCATTCTCCAGTAACCACAACCACCATAGTCAGCATAGTAATTGATAGCTCTAGGAAGGCTTAATTCGGGCATTTCTACTGCTGGAGGGGTTGGAATGCTTACTGGTACAGGAGAAACATAGCTATAGGTAGGAGTTCCAATTGGTAAACCTTGTGGAGCATTAGGAATATTGGTTGCTACAGGTCTATACTCGTATACAATGCTATTAGATGTATTTTTTTCAGGAACTTTTGGTGCGTTTTTAATTTTAATCATAGCAATTTTTTATACTAATAACTATACATTAAATTTTCAACTAGCTATACTCGTAGTTCCCTTAATTTTTTTCAATAAAATCACATTATCTATATTGTTTTTGGTAGAAGTCTTGTGACTTACAATATAAATTGCATCGTTGTATTTATTGACCTTTTCACGGAGTATATCTAACGTTTTTTCAATTCCTTTATCATCCAAACCAGCATCTAAAAGCTCGTCATACATGTTAAGATTAAACGAAGTCCCTGATTGGCTTCTCAAAATGTCTTGAAAGGTAAAAAGCACTGCCACATCTATTCTTTTTCGTTCTCCTCCACTAAAATTAAAATAAGAACACTCTTTCCCTGCATCATTGTAGATAGTTTCTTCAAACATTTCGTCGAAATAACAACTACAAGGAGCTTCCAATGCTTTAAGATAATAATTCAGTTGCGAATTTAAAACATTAAGCATTTTTTTGACAATAAAAGTCTTCACACCTTCTTCAGAAACAACAAACTTTGCATTTTCAAGAATCAATAACTCTTTTTGTAAAGATTCTATCTTGGTTTCTAAATTTTCAATTTTTTCTTCTGAATTTTCTATTTTCTTATCATCTTTGAATGATTCATTTTCAATATCTTTAATATTTTCTTTATATTCTTCGATCTTATCCATCAAAGTTTTCATTTTTTGCTCATGTAAAGATGCTTCTGATATACTTTGATTGATTTTTTTTATTTCTTTCTTCGTAGACTCTAACTTTTCTTTGTTTTCTAGACCAAGTTCAATTGTTTGGTCGGTTTTTTTGACATAATCTTCGTAAACAGGAGTGTTAGTACTGATTATATCATCAAGTCTTTTAATTTCGGCTTCAATATGACTTAAATCATCTTCGCAATAATCTCTGTTGCAGGTAGGACATGTATTTCCTTTATCTAAAATTTTTTGTTTTTCTTTTTTTGCTTGCGTAATAGTATTTTGTAATTCTATTTTCTTATCTCTAAAGTTTACTGCTTTTTTATTTGCCTTATCTATAAGTTCTTCAAGGACTTCTATCTCTTCTTCGTGAGTTTTTATCTTGTCTTTGAGTAAAGAAACGTTTTCAATATTTTTATCGGTTAAATTTTGAAGATCTATTGAAGATGCTTCTATTTTAGAAGAAATAACTTTTATTCTATTGGCTTTACTCTCGTCAAATCCTTCTTCGTTTTCTTTTAGTATCTCCAGCACCCTCTGTTCATTCACAAAATCTTTACCAACGAGATCATTTTCTTTCTTCTTGTCATTATATTCTCCTCTTACTTTCAGTAACATCTCACCAAAAATGCCAAGGTCTAAAATACCTTCGATGAATTTTCTTTTGTCTATTTTCTTTTGTGCCATAAACGGAATAGTTCCGTTTGCTGTCATGATTACAGAGTTTTGGAAGACTTCTTCGTTTGCTCCGATTAATTCTCTGATATATTCATCTGTTTTAGGCATCGATGAGAGTGATATATCATCCGAATGCAGAGCCGTGAAAGCCTCTAGAACGAGTTTACTGGGTTCAAGGCTTCTCGTGATCCTATAAACGTTTTTATTCTTTCCTGTTTCGATCTCAAAATCCAAGATGACTTCACATCCTTTCTTGCTTTGATTGTGAAGCACTCTATCTTTCTTGATATCTCGGATAGTATTACCAAACAAACACCAATATATGGATTCGATCAAAGAACTTTTACCCACTCCATTTCTTCCACCTTTATCGTAATTTTCTCCAGTTATGAGGTTAATACCAGAAGAAAAATCTAATACAACTTCATTTTTTCCTATAGATAGGAAGTTTTTAATTTTTATTTGCGTAAAGATTATTTTTTTCATTTCTTTGAAGTATAATATCTATCACAGAATTATCAAATTATAATTTATCGTGATCAATAATTTCTCCGTTGTAAAATTGTATCGTTTTAACTAAACTTTTTCTATATAAAATTGGTATCATAGCAACATTTCCTGCATGATTTATCATACGATTACATTTAGATATGATATGCATAACGCTTTCAAAGTTTATAGACCACTGAGTTTTATTGAAATGGGGTTTTACATTAGAATTTTGATCGCTTCCATATATCATCTCTTCAAGAGTAAAACAACGATCTTTAAAATGTTCTATAAATTGTTTTTTTGCATTTTCATCATCAGTCTGAATTAAAATCTTATGTCCTTCTTCATAATACTTTTCAATTGTTTCAATCCAATCATTTACTGGTGAAAGTTTGGTTTCTTTATGTTTATCAGTACCACGATGCAATACTGCTAGAGTTTTTGTGTAATCTATATTATATTTTTTTTCTAGAGTAGATATATTTTGTACAATGATATCTGAAGGTAAAAAGTAAACTTCTTCTATAGGAATAAAATTTTTTAAATCAAGATCAAGATGTCTAACTGCTGTTGCACAAAACATTTCATATTGAAAGTTTTTGTTTATTTTGTCTATTTTAGAAAAATCTGTTTTGTATAAAATAGGATAAAGGTCTTGATTGAGATGATCTTTATACCAATCTAAAGTATTTTCTAAAGATATTTTTTTTGGTAAAATTCCTTCAGATATTAATTTATAAAGAGAAATTCTTAAACAATTTATGCAAGAATAAAATCCAGATTGGTGTATTCCTATCAAAGAATTTTCTTCTGAATTATAAATTGCGTAATGTAATCTTCTTTCATTCATTTTAATAAATTAATTTTATTTAATATTAATTGTGCTCTATTTTCGTATGTATGGTTTTCTGCTATGTATTTTCTTGCTCTAGCAGCAATTTCTTCTCTTTCTTGATCGTTTGCTAGATAATATTTTATTTTTTTCTCCAATTCTTCTTCTGAAGAATAAAACATTTTACCTATATCTTCATTATAATCAACAAATTTATGGAAATGTTCATTATAATTGGTCAACATAAATGATCCACTTCCTAAAATTTCAAAATACTTTGCATTGATATCATAAGACATAGATTGATTGAAGCAGATTTTAGATTCTTGCATTTCTTTTACATAGTTTGGTCCATATACATTTAAACATTCTATGTTGAATTTTTCACATATACGTTTTCTTTCTGGAAGCATTTTTCCTATAAAAACCAAATCTTTTGTTTTTTTATCTGTATATTGTTTCAAGTAATGTAACTTTGATATTGCATATGGCATCCAGAAAGAATTTGGTAATTGATATTTTTCTAAGTCTTGAGGGTTATTAAATGCTACATAATCTATATTTGCATGTTTTATCCAAGGTAAAAAATTTTCTATATGAGTATCTATTGCCCAAAAAACTTTAGGAATTTTTATACTTCTCCAATCCCACCATGCCCAATTGGAATGTTGTGGATAATTTTCTGTAATTAATGCAAAATCATATTTATGTGCAATATTTGGTATTTGATATTCTGGTATTTTACAGTTTTTTCCTGCTATATGACATATATGTCCTAAATTTCTAAAAGCATATGTAAATTCACACCCTTCTTTCCAATCACAATTATCTTGTCCTGCTAAAAAAATATCTGATGTTAATATTTTCATTTAATTTCAAACTTTTCAATAAATTTTTTTTCTAAAATTTTATCTAAAATATCAAATTTGGATTCCTCTTCTATATTTTTATCCCATCTATTATGCCAATGCCAAGAAAATGCTCCATCAAATATGTTTTCGCTGAATTTATGTTTAACAAAACCATCTTCATCTACTGTGTGTTGGTTATGTTGCCATTCTGAGTTAAAAAAAGCCGCAGGGAATATCACAACATTTGGACATTGATTTTTAATCTGTAAATATAAATCAGATGCCCACTGTAAACTACCCGCACCCGGACGAGCATAACTATTTAGAATATATTGAGTAGCAAGGTTGTTTGCATTGCTATCTTTTTTTAAATGCATTATAGCACCATTGAGCATATTAATGCTTTTTGTAGTAGATCCCCATTGATAAAAGAAATCATATTTTAGTAAAGGAGAAAGATCTCTAAGTAATAAAATGTCAAAATCTATATAAAAACCACCATATTTATGAAGTATAAGAAGTCTGAAAAAATCAGATTCATATGCTGGATTAAAATTATGATTTTTTATTTCTTGAATATATTTAAAGTTTTCATAAACAGTTCCTTTAATTTCTTCTTCTATATTAAAAATATTAAATTCTATTTCTTTAAAATTTTTATATCTATCAAATATTGGATTTTTAGATATATCCATATCTGAATAAATTTTTAATGTTGCATTCTTTAAATTTTGTGTGGCTAAAAAGGACTTTAATACTACCGAATGTTTATAATTTACATTAGATCCTATCCAATAAACAAATATATTATACTTTTCATCTATAGATTCATTAATTTTCCTGCTTATTTTTAAAGCATTTTCAGTTGCTTCTATACCCTCAGAATATAAATCTATATTGTTTAATTCTTCTATTTCTGTATTATGATATATATTCATTTAAATCATTACAATTAATGTATCCCAGTAATTTTTACCCATTCCATTTGGAAATCCGGGGTGATCTGTATTTTCATGTTTAATAGATTTAATATTTTTAATTTTATTAAAAACTTCACTATAATATTTTTCATTATCTGGATAGTATGGATTCATAAATCTAAAATCATGAAATTCAATAGAATATTGTTTAGATAAAGACCAATCTAGATTTTTTAATATCTCATATTCTGCACCTTCAATATCAAATTTAATCAATTCAAATTTTTTAATACTGTATTTTTCCATTATTTTTTTAATGGTTGTTACTGGAACAGTTATTGTCTTTTGTAAAACACACCAATCTTTGGGAGGATTTAATAAAGAATAGCCCTGTACATCATTATAAATGTAAAAAGTTTGTTCTGATAAACTTTCATCATGAGTTACTGCTACGCTTTCATATATAACACCCTCTGGAATTAAATTTTTATCGATGTTTGGGTTTGGGTCTACACAGATAATATTATTACAATATTCTTTTAAATCTTTAGCAAAAGAAAAGTTAATACATCCCAAATCTAATACCCAACCATTTTTATCTATAATTGATTCTTCTATACTATGCTCTTGAATTGTAATCATATTAAATTTAATTTTTTAAATACTTCTTTATTTTCTAAAATCCAATCTAACATTATAGTCAAACCTGCATTTACATCAATTTTAGGTTGCCAGTTAATATCATTTTTTATTTTTTCAATATCGCTTATATAAATTTTTTGATCACCGGGTCTCCATTGAGAAAAGTTATATTGTATATTTTTGCCCAATTTAATTTTTAAAATATCTAATAGTTCTAATAATGAAAGTGTATTGTCTGGTCCACCACCAACATTATAAATTTTACCATTACAAATATCTATATTAATAATAACACTCATATAAAGATCAATTAAATCTTTTACATGAAGTACATCTCTAACTTGTTTACCATTTCCATATATAGTAATATTTTTATCAAATAAAGAAGCTATACTAAACCAAGAAACCCATCCTTGATCTTCAATACCAAATTGATTTGGACCATAGATACAAGATTGTCTCAATACAACAGTTTTTAAACCATACATTCTATGATAATCTCTGACATATTGATCGGCAGATCCTTTTGAACAACCATATGGAGAATGAAAATCTAAACGTTGGTTTTCGCTAATGCCATTTATTTCATTACCATAAATATATCTATTTTCCTTTTCTTCTATTTCTGATTTAAAATCTCCATAAACTTTATTTGTAGAAGAGTATAGTAAAACTGCATTAGAACAGTATTTTCTTATACATTCTAATATATTAAAAGTACCAAGGCAATTTATTTCAAAATCTTCTCTAGGATTTTTAAAAGAACTTGTAACAGCAACTTGTCCTGCTAGATGTATTATAGCATCAAAACTATTACTTTTAAAAATTTCCTCCAAATCAAAATAATTTCTTATATCTTTATTATAAAAAGTAAAATTAATATTATTTCTTAAGTTTATATAATTTTCTATATTTCCTTTTCTACTAAGATTATCTATAACAAATATTTCATGTTCATTACCTAAAGTTAATGCTGTATTTATTCCTATAAACCCCAATCCTCCTGTTATTAATATTTTCATTTTATTTTGTTTATAAGATTTTTCCATTTATTGTATATCAATATTTTTCTTTTTTCATTAAAAATTTTCATTTTATTTGAAATTTCTTTAGTATCAATTTCATTTACAAGTTTATTTAATTCTTCAAAAGAAGAAAAATAAGTGATATGTGGCATCCACTCTTGATCATAAAAATCTGCATATTTTAACCATTCTTCAACTGCTTCGTAATTATTATAATCATTAGGATCATGCTTTCCATTATACTGTATAAAGGAATGGCTTTTTTCTCCACAATAATTGTTCCAAGATACTTCTTTAAGAACACTGTATTTATTTTCTTTGTATATCTCCATTAAAAATTCTTTTGTGGGTAAGAATAATGGTATATTTGCTGTATATTGCTCAAATATAGACATATAAGAAATTTGATATGGAATATGTATTATTCCTTTACAATTTACTAAATCACTATGTTTATGTGATTTAAATATATCATCTTTATATTTAATTTTATCATTTGTTATTTCTGATATTTTGTTTCTGGAGTAATAAATAAAATGATTGTCGTTTGGTTCGTAATAATCTCCATAGTAATCACAAATACTTGGAATATGTTCTACTTCTCTTTCGATAAAATCTTCCATATATTTTTTATCGTGTAAATTATTTGCTACAAGAAAAATTTTCTTGTTATCAACGCCTTCTCTTAAAAAAACATTAAATTGTTCCCAATCATCTTTTCTAAATGAAAAAGGCCATTCATATCTGATTGGATTATTAATAATAATCGGTCTATTAAAATGCTTATACAATAATGAAAATACTGGTGGATATGTTACTATAAAAGCATCTATCTTATCATCAAACATATTTTTGTATGAATTATAGAATTCATCAGAAAACTGTTGTGGTGAAAGGTGCATCCATCTTCCGTTATCCAACATGGGTACACTGTCTTTTTTTCTATTAAAAACCCATGTATGTTCGGATAAAGATTTATCATATACCTCATGACCAAGATCCGAAAAAATTTTTTTCATATCAGCAATAATAGAGATATGAAGATCAATATTAAAAAATTTCATATATTATCTACAAGCATTCAACCAATTTTCAATACTAATAGTAGATTTCCAAGCAAAATTTTTAATAACTTTATTTATATCTGCACAACTATGCTTTAATTCCCCTATTTTAGGTTGCATGAACTGTATATTCGATGATATTAATGAAGCTAATTTTAAAATAGAAATAGATTTCCCTGTTCCTATATTGTAAACATCTCCATATGTTTCTAATTTAGATTCTGATGCAATGATATTCATTTTTACGACATCATTTACATTAATAAAATCTCGTGTTTGATTTCCATCTCCATAAATTAACAATGGTTTATCTTGATTTTTATTGTTTAGAAAATTTACAAGTACTGATGAATATGGACTAATAGAATTATTCTCACCATATACATTAAAATATCTTAAAACAATTGTTTCTAATCCATAAAGGTTATAATAAATTTTACAAAGATTTTCTCCATATAATTTAGATGCCGAATATAAATTTAAAGGATTGGTTTCATCTGTTTCGCTATATATCTTTTTATTATCTATTTGTTTATATACTGCTGAAGTAGAAGAGAATATAAATTTTTTTACTTTCATCAATCTACAAGCTTCTAATACATTCAATGTAATATTTGTATTATTTAAACCACTTTTTCTTGGAAATTTATTACAATAATCTATTGATATATCTGCTGCAAGATGAAAACATCTGTCAACGGCTCCAAATAATCCTAGTATTTTATCAAACTCATTTAAATCATAATCATAGTAGATTGCTCCATCTATAATATGGTTGTTTTTGTTGTTGGAGCTATTATTATCTATAACAATTACAGTATCTCCAAGCTCGACTAATTTTTTTACAAGATTACTACCAATAAATCCCTTTCCTCCTGTTACTATACTTTTCATTTATTAAAATTATTATTAATCCACACTTCATTACAACCTATAATCATATCAAAAGTAAAACCATTTTCTACAAGCATATCTCTACATTTTTTATTTTTTTTATAAACAAAAGGATCGCTTTCTCTATCTGTTGCAAATTCTACCAACATTATATAAACTGGAATTTTCCAATCAAATGAACTTAATACTTCTAATTCACCTCCTTCGGTATCAATAGAAAAAAAATCTATTTTTTTTATTTCAGCATCTTTTAAAATTTTAGATATAGGCATAGTTTTTACACGAAATGGTACATGAGAGTTTAAACCATTACCTTCTCTATGAAAGGAAGGCATTGTGTGCAACATTCCACCTACGGCTCCAGACCCTAAAAATTCTACTTCTCCTTCTGTAATAGAAACAGCAACATTATAGTTTTTACAATTTTTTCTATTAACTTTCAATTCTTCAAATTGATTTGTTGGTTCTATTAAAACGCCAGACCAACCTAATTGTTGTTCAAAAAATAAAGTATTGGAGTATGTTACTCCATTCATAGCTCCTAATTCAACAAATGTACCATTTCTATAATTTAAATATTTTTGTGATAAAATATAATCTTCTTGTTGTTGACTAAAATACATAATTTATTGATTTAAAGTTTCTATGTAATGATCCGCAGGACCAAAAAATTTATTATTTTCATCTATGGGCTGACCAACAAACCATATACCATCTCTTTCTACATTTCTAGGGGAAGGAAAATTGCAGTCATGAGTAATATTGTCATTGATTGCATAATTTTCATAGATATATTGTAAAAAGTATTGATCCATACCGTGCATATTTTCATTATGTTGAATGTAATATTTTATATGATCTTCTATATCTGGAACTATTCCGCCTTTCGCTCCAAACATTCCTCCTAAAATAGGATATTCTGGAGTTCTATGATATTTTGGATGATCTTTCATTATATGAAACGACTTTCCAGATTCTAACCATTGATCTACTGCTTCTTTTTCTCTAATGCTTAATCGAGAATCAGTATCTCTTGAAATAAAATGACTGGTATCAGTTTCAGCAAATGATAAAAATCTATACAACATTGAATAGTGACTTCCTGTTTTCTTGCATAAAACAACTTCAGTATTAGGATATTCTCGTATTTTAGGGACTAAATCAAAACATTCTTTGAATACATAAAACCTACAAACCCAATCTGGAAATATTTTTGCAGCCAATTCTATATTTTTGATAGCACCCATACTATACATAGGATGTGTTCCATAGACACAAAAATTTATAAGTTTCTTTTTAGGAAGGTCAAAATTATTTTTACTTCTTCTTTCATATGTCTGTTGATCTACTCCATAGTATGATTCATTCCTTGCATACAAAGGATCAAAATCTGCTTTTTGCCATGCTGGATGTTGATGTTCAATAATAATTTTATCTGATTTATAACATTTTTTAAGCTTTAAAGAAACATCAGTAAATTCATTATCACACCAAAGACTCACGTATTCTGGGTTATAAATATATCCAAAACGATCATAGTACTTTTTTCCTAAAATAGAAAGAGTATTAATATTATTTTGTGCTCCGTCCGAATACCATAGGACTCCATCAGTATCATTAAAATTATTAGTCATGTCTTGACGTATAACTTCATCATACCCTTTTTCTATTGGAATCATATCATCAGAGGCAAGAAGTACAATATCCCAACCATTTACTTTTTCCATATCAGCATTTATTGCCTGCATTTTGGTTTTACTGTTTCCAAAAAAATATGCAATCTTTACTTTTTCTTTATAAGAATTGAGTCTTATTTTAATTGCATTATTATTCATAGATGAATCGTCATCATCCATAGAAATTAAAAATGCTAATTTAGAAGGATCGGATGCTTTGTTTAAATATTGATCCAATACAGCAAAAAATTTATCTGGCCTACTCCTTGTAGGAAATTTTATTAGAATTTTCATTTTAACAATCTCTTGAAGGGTAATAAAAGTAAATGGGTCCTTTGATAAAAACTTCGGTTTTAAGCTTTCCAGCAAGTCTGTGAGAAAATTCTTTATCTTCTCCAAAATATGTCTCTGGAAATTTTGCATCAAGTGCTATTTCTCTTTTTATAGGATTTAAGTGGTTTGGGCAACGATAATATACATTATCTTTTTCAAACCAATCTACATATTGTAAAGAATGAACAAATTTTTTAGGCCCAACCCCAATACTAGTTATTATTCCTTCAATTCCTACGCAGTCTGGATTATCCTTTAATGCTGTAAGGATACCATGAATATAAAACGGTGAAATCATGTCATCATCATCGACAAAGCATACATAATCGCCTTTGGCAGCTTCTAGCAATTGATTTCTCTTTGCCCCTATGGATAATTCCCCATTATCACAAATAGCAAGCATTTCTACATTTGAATTAGATTGTGCTTTTAATACTTTTGCCAAATTTCGGAATATTCCGTTCCTTTCGTGCATTGTAGCAGTTAAAATTGATAAACGTTTAGACATATGTATAAAAATTATTTAACTTTGATTAAAAATCAACCACAAAATGAGAAACTTTATTCTTTTGTTCTTTTAGTTTAATATTTTTCAAATAACTCATGCAATCTGAAATTCCATCTAATTTATGATATTCCTCTCCTAATTTTCCAGACTCAAATGCACGAAATCTTTCTCCATTCTTTAAATGAAGTTCGTTTTCTAAAGCCGAAGTAAGCCTATGTTGATGAGGAACGCTATAAAATCTACCAAACGGATGTTTATAAGGAGTTAATTTTTCTTTTTCACAACGAGCATAAAGATCATCGTCTTCTTTTCCCCAACCATTAAATTGATTGCTATATCCATTAACTTTTTTATAATCATCTTTATTAAATAATATAACTCCCCCCATAATTTTATCTGGTATATTAATATAATTAAACTGACTGCAATGACTGCTTATATGAGAAGGTCTTTCTGGATAACTATAATCTGAATATTGAGGAATTAAATCAACGTCATGAAAACAAAAGTAATCAGAATCTTTGGCAGAAAAAGAATATCCTAAATTATTCAATAATCCTTTATTAAAAGGGTTCTCATTTGCTTGTTCCATGATCAAAATCTCATAATTATCCACTTGTTTGGGCAAATATGCCTCCAGAGCAGGAATAATCGTTTTTAGAGCCTCCTCACGCTTTCTATAGGGTATTATAACAGAGAGTTTATGACCTTTATTGACCAAAGTCTTTCTACTATAAGAATTTTGAAGATGAATTAGTGTATTTTCAAAAATTTTAATACCCGGATCTGGAATTGTATTAGTAAAATGACCCCACTTTTGAACAAAATGAGCAGCAGACTTATCCCAATTCTCTTTATACTGATCTTTATTGGTAATTGAAGAGTTTTCGCTGCTTCCTTCAATATCTGTTAGATAATTTTCGCTGTTTAAAAGATCAGGGAAATACCAAAATGGGGGAGCAATAACTTTTTTGGCAAGAGTATACTCAAAATCAATATGTTCAAAAGCATTCGTATAGCCTTCATCAAACATTCCAACTTTTTTAATAATATTTGCATTGATAAACATGAATGCACCTTGAGGATTGGTATAAAAACCAATTTTAACCCCATCTGGTTGCTCTAAAGTGTACTTTAGAGTCTTTTCATTACCAGCAACTTTCTCATAACATAAATGATGAATACCAGTAGACTCTGCTGCTTTGATATATGCTTCAAATACATTAGGATCTTTGATTAAAATATCATCCTCTATGATAAAAACGTATTTTATCTGATCATCATGATTCAAAAGAGTCTTGATTCCTATGTTTTTGCTCTTTGCAACGCCTAGTTGAGCTTTGTTTAATATAACAAATTCAGCTTCTGTTTCATTAGCATATGAATTAATCCCATCGTTTACAACAACAAGAGTATCAAACTTGTCATTTGGTAAACTTTCCAGAACTTTTTTATAATATTCTGGTCTGTTATAGGTTACTAACACTACTCCAATGTCTGCTGGTGAGATTTCCATATTTGTTTTAATTTTTCTAAAGTTTCTTGTTCTGATATTTTCTTTTCTATTGGTCCATATCCATGAACGACACTAAATCCCCATTTCCATATGAATAGATCAAGTCCTTTCTTAAAGATTTCTTGGAAATTGGCTTCGTTTCTAATTTTACTTTGCTCGTGGTCTGGAACAATGTCTTTAAGCATCTTGTTGGAACCATGAACATCTGCAAACCAACGAAATGGTGGATGATAACCAGCGTTAATGATTCTATATGTATGATCTACATGCTCCATAGCATTATAGAATTCTTCATCAATTAAACCAACCTCATCTAAAACGGAAACATGAAAATAACTAAAAGCACCAAGAAGATTAGGATATAAATCCAGCTTGGTATTATCTGGATAGTTAACAGTTTTTCTTACTGTTGGATTTCCATAAGCATCTTGATTATGATTACCATGCAATCCGTAGTTTAAGTGTTTAACTCCTGTTACATTTGAGGTTTTAATGTATTCATTGAAAACATTTGGATCTATAATTTCAATATCATCTTCCATCAAGAAAATATGTTCGCAATCCTTATCAATAAGATAATCTAGAGCAATATTTTTAGCTTTACCTACTCCGATTTTACCAGTTGTTTTAACACAATGAATATTTGGCGTTTCCAACCTCTCATATCCATCATTCACAACGATTATCTCACTGTCTGAATAATTTTCTAAAGCATTACGAAGACTTTTTGCTGCTTTTTTAAAAAAATCTTCTCGGTCACATGTGATTATACCAACACCAATTTTATTTTTTTGCATATTTTTGTTGCATTATATCTAAACTTTTCAAAAGTTCTTCCTGTGATACTGCTGGAGGATCGTTTTGTGTTGGTATATACTTGTGTAAATGGTTGAAGTATGCATAGGAAAGTCCAACACTCTTATCTCGGTCTGGAATATCCTTAAACTTAATTTTTTCTAAAAAAGATTTTGCAGTTTTTACTCCTTTTCCAACAGTTGGATTGAAGTGGTTGGGAGGATACACCCCTCTAGCTCTTAAACGAATTATATAATCTAAAACATCAAGATTTTTGGTATTAAAAAATCTTTCATCAAAAAACCCATTGTTTTTAACAATACCAGAGAATGTAAAAATAAAATCTGTGTTAAGATCGGGGGATACATTCAAAGTTATACCAGAAACATCATCTTCTAACTCTGTTATATTATTTCCGTTTCCTACAATAAACCATGTGCCAAAAGTTTCGGCAAGCTGGATGGTCTTAAAGAAAATTTTTGGATCTTGGATGATCTGATTGGAGCTTATGAGGAAATAATATTTGCAACCTTTAAGTCTGAACTGAGAAATAAGCCAATTTCTAAGAGTTGCAAACGGAACTTCACCATATTTTTTAAAATTTTCATTTACCATCTTGTTATTTGTAGCAGATGCTACAAGAACATCATTCCTGAACTCTTCTGGTATAGAATTATAACAATTTTCTAAATCGGTTTGGCTATACACATCAAGTATTCCGATTCCAATTTCATCCATAATATAAATTTTTTCTTTCATGATGTTAATTTTTTGTATAATTGTGTTAGGTATTCGGTAGTTTCTGTTTTATATTTGATATCCAATGATTCTATGAAATCTTCAAGGTTTTTTTCGATGTCTACCGTATTATAGTCAACTCCTTCGGTTTTTTCAAGTTCATTATTAACATTTTTATAATCTATTCTTAAAAACTTTGGATTGAAAGAATTTATTTTTGAACTCAGCAAATTTATTTTTTCACTACTGAGTTCTTCGTCTATGACAAGAGAAATTAGATTATTTTTTACATTGAATTGTAAAAAATCGGAATTTTGTTCTCCTTTTTTAATTTTACTCAAATAAATTTTAATATGCTTTGGTGATATGTCGTTTTCTATGAATTCAAACTGATTGGTTTTTATATTAAAGATGTGGATGCCTCTTTTATCACCACAATCACCGAAATTATGTTGAAAAGGGCTTCCTACATAAATAATTTCTCCGTTATTATAAACCCTGTGATCCATTTTATGGAAATGTCCAGAAATAATAAGAGGTGATATGTTTAAAAGGCTTTTTGATTCCAAACCATGATCACATGTTTTGAAACTATTCATGTAAAAATTGTTTATTTCAAAATGACCAAAACAAATGTCCGCATCTGGAATATCTGCTATATCAGTTCCCCAAGGGATGAGGGAAATAGTTTTATCTCCTGCCTTTATAAGCAAAGGTTTTTTATCAATGATAATAATATTGTCCCATCCTTTAAGGATGCTTATAGAATTCACATCAGATCTATCTTTATAGAAGCTGTCATGATTTCCAGCAGATATGAAAATTCTAAAATCCTTTAATATGTCAAAAAATTCTGTAGCAACTGCTATGGTATTAACTGAAATTTCATTTCTATTATGAAAGATATCACCCGGAATTATTATATCATTGATTCCTGCTTTTATATATTTTTTCGCTGCCCATTTAGCAAAATCCAAAACAATATCATGCCACATGACACTATCTTGGCCTAGCCCAATATGAATATCAGAAAATATACCTATAGTATTACTTTTTATTGAATAACTCATTAGCTATCTTGACTGTTTTTATACATTTTGGTTCTGTTGTTTTTAACCATATTGTTATAGTTTTCAGAAAATGTTAAATACTCATTCTGATACCTTTCGTGTGTCTCATGAATATGCTTTTCTTTCTTGATTCTATTCCTAAATGCATTAAAAGCTATTCGGGTAAAGTATGAAAATGGATTATTACCCTTAGAATGATTGTACTTTTTAGACATAAGAGCCTTAAACATTCTAATAATACCATCACCTACCATTTCTTCTCTATACGAATAATTTATAAAGTTGGGAGCATAGCTTAGTTTGTGTGCAATCTTACTCACCATCTCAGCTAGTTCGTCGTTTAAAACTCCACTGTTGTAATAAACTATAATTTGTTGATCAAATTCTTTCGGATCTACATAAAATTTAGTTTTATCTGGTTTTTTGCCTCTTTTTTTAGGTTTTGTATCATCCTCAACGATAATTTTCTCAATTTCTTCCGCATCAAAATCTTCTTCTTCTTCGATTTCTTCGATGTCTTCTTCAATTGGAAGATCTTCTTCAAGATCAATACCTAAAATCTCCGCTTCTTCTGGAGAATAATTTATAGTATCTTCTGATATTTTACTTTTTTTACGATATTTCTTTTTCGGTGTATTCATAATTTTCTGAGTCATAAAGCTTTTTGCGTTCAGTAAGGTGTATCTTACCATATTTGGTATTATCTGCAATATCAAATATATTAGCTAACTTTTTAGTGGGATGTAAACGTAATGCACGACCTATGGATTGCATAATCTTTATTTTTGCTTTTCCAGCAGATGCAAAAATAATGTTATGAAGATTTGGTATGTTAATACCAGTACTAAATATTTTAGATATAGCAATGACAACCACATCATTCCTATCTTTCATCAATTCTCTTATTTTTTCTCTATCTTCTACTTCAGTTGCTCCGCTTATATAAAAAATCGGTCGATCTTTCGGGCAATTTGTTTTTAATTTAGCTTCTATATTTAACCCATGATCAATTCTATCGACCATTATAATAGTATTTTGCTTTAATTTTTCAGCAATTTTACAAATAATTTCATTTCTTCTATTGTTATGAATCAGATATGTCAGCTCATTTTCATATGTTGCAGTCGGAGAACTATAATCAGTAAAATTTGGCATTGAAGAATGTTTAATTTTTACTACTGTTATTTTAAAGTTTGAAATGTAATCTTGATTTTTTAAAGTTTCAGTTTTTTGTTCAAAGTTTATTGGACCAAGCTTTCCGATAATATTCCACTGATCTATCAAAGAAGTTGGTAGGGTTCCTGTAAACCCAAACTTATGCGGTGAATTAATAAATGATAACACTTTGTTAATTTCATTGCCCTTTCGTAAATTATGACATTCATCGACTAATAAAATTTTTACATCTGCCAAAATTGATAAATCTGTTTTATCAGACAATAAAAATTGTGTTCCTGCAACAATTACTCGTCCAGATGGGTCAAGTTTATTATTTCCTGACCATTTGGTTACTTTTTCTATGCCATAGTTAATAAAATCATTGGCAGTTTGCTCTACAAGTTGGATGGAAGGAACTGTAACTAAAACAAGTGCTTCAGGGTCTTTGAGATTTTCTCTCAAGCTTTCAATAAGTCCCGCACAGATGAGAGTCTTACCACCTGCCGTAGGAATTACAACGACTCCCCTGCCTTGTTTTAAGGAAGCAATGATAGATTGTTCTTGATAATCCCTAAAAGGTAGGGAAAGTTCTTTTACAACTGGTTCATTGAACCCACACGAAAATTCTTTTTTTAAATCATCACTTATCGTAAAATCATATCCATTAAGTTGAATATATGTAACAATATCTTTTAACAAACCAACTTCAAATTTTCCTTTTGGGGTTATTGAATATAATCTAGCAGAAACAAATTTTGTGTTTTTTCTATAAGCAGGATTAGCAATAGAAAATTTTTCACGAATCAGATTTAAAGTATCTGAATCTGAAGTTATTTGCCCTTTTTGATTTTTAACATCTATATAAATCATTATGTTGTTTCCATTCTCGTTATTTCAACGATATTTTTTAAGTCGAAGGTCATGGATCGAAATATACTTTCAACCTTTTCAAGGTATTCAATTAAAATTTCACATTCTTGAATATCTTCGTCTATTTTAATAATAGATTGTGAAGTTTCTATTTTTCTATCAATCTTAGCTTTAGGTATTCCGGGTGGAATACCATTAGTTTCCATAGAAGTCAAAACTCCTTCCCTAATAATTTTCTTTTGGGTTTTTAATCTGTTAACCCTTCTTTTTTCATCAATCAAACGAGCAACCCATTTATGTTTGATGGCAGGAAGCATTAATTGCTTTTGTAGAAGATTTAACTCGTCTATTTGAGTGTCTTCTTGCAATTCTTTTTTGAATTCTTCTAGCTTGTCCATAAGTAATATTAAGAATATTAACATATGTCAAATAAATTTCAACTTTTATTTAATAATATAATGGAAAATATTGCTGCTGGTAATATGTCTAGTGGTGTGTTTGGCACTCCACAACAAGCTGTGTACAATCCGCCATCCAATGTTGATTCAGCAGACACCTATGCTCCTAATGATGGACGCAATTTATTTGGAGCATATGAAACAAAAAAAACAGATAGAAAACCTTCTAATGCCAAAAAACCCGGTAAAAAAATTGGGAAAAAACGACCAGCTGTTGCTACAAAGAAAATGTTTCCTACAATCACTAGAAAATTTCCAGAAACCTTCTTAGGAGCATGAAAGATACTGGACATTGGGTTTTGGAAGAAAATGTTGTAGTGGATGAAAATACTTTTGGTTTTATTTACGAAATAACCAATTCAGTCACAAATAAAAAGTATATTGGTAAAAAACAATGCCATTCTCGTATCAAAAGAAAACCTTTAAAGGGTAAAACTCGCAATCGAATTGATTTTAAAGAGTCGGATTGGAAAACATATACAAGTTCTTCAAATGATTTGAATGAAGAAATTAAAAAGTATGGAAAGGACAAATTTATATTTAAAATTTTAAGAATATGTGATTCTAAATGGGCATTGGCTTATTTTGAAATCAAAGAACAGATAGATAAAGATGTTTTATTCAGAGACGATTACCACAATGGGATTATAAATTGCAGAATTGGTAAAGCTCCTAAAGCAGAACTAGAAAAATACCGCCAACCTCACTAAATATAAATAATGTCTAATCAAACTTCATGTATATATTGTGGTTCATCAACTTACGGAAAACCCTGCCTTTATTCTCCTACTGATACTCATGTTCACATGGACGAACCCGGAAGGTGTATTTATTGTGGTTCTCCTTATCAAGGGAGTGGATGTTTGTATAACCCATACGGAACTTTTCATGTAAGAGGGCCAGAATTTTTAAATTCTTCAGCAATTAAAACCGAAAAAGCAGCTATTATGACTTATCTTTTTAATGTTGCTAGTAAATTATTGAAAGAAAATACTTTATATAAATCTCCATTAGATAGGGTTTATAAGAGAACAGCAGCAATTATTGCTTCTATCACAGAACCATTACTGGAAACCTTCTCTTTACAAGAAACTCCTACCTATGGTAAACTTTCTAAACCAGAATTAATAAAAACTGTCGAATTTAAACAAAAATTTTCTAAACAACTTAAAGAATTTTCTAAACTAGTTACAGAAGCTTCGTTAGAATTGCCCCCAGAAATAGTTGAAAAAGCTTTAGTCGATGCTATAATGGATATTAATGTCCGAGAAAACGAAAATTAAAGATTTTTTGATATACTATATCTCACAAAGAGTTATAGTGTTCCCTTTAGACGAATATCTTCCCATTTTAGCTAATAATATTATAAGGGATTTTGAAGAATGGGATCTTTTAGATGGCAAGCTAATCACCCAGAAAGAAAAATATTTTAAATATTTTTTAGAAAAAGAACTTGACATGTTGCTAAACTTGTTTATTATAATTTTTAAGGATTTAAATATTAAAATATTAACAATTTATAAAGATACTAAATTATCTTCAGAATATTCTAATTATTTTCTTAATACAGAAGAATTTGGTAATAATATAAAGAAATTATATAAAAAGAAGAAAACTAAGTATTTCATAAGTATAAAGAATAATAATAATAAACTCTTTCAGAATGTTGAAGGAACTTATAAAGGTCTAAGAATAGGTATACCAAATGGCGATGATTTAGATTTTTTTACAAAATATATAAAATAAGAGTAAATAATAAACAATGAGTAAATTCTTAAAACTTGTAAACAAAGTGTTGACTGAAGACATTGGTGGTGAAAACCAATTACCAGCACCAACTAGCCAGAGTCCTATTGGTACTGGAAATACAGTAGCACCTGAACCTACTCAAGTTTCAGATTCTTCATCTGCTCTTCCTAGCGAAGAAGATGTTAATGGAATTGATCTCATCAAATACAAGACACTTTTAAAGTCTTTACGAGATTCTTTAGCTAAATCTACAAAAAAAGATAATGAACGTTATCAGCTTTCTAAATTAGATATTGATGGTAAAAATTCTAAAGAAGAACTTCAATTTATTGAAGATATTCTTATGGGTTATTTGAATGACGGAAAAACACCAGAAAATACTGATTGGTCAGACGAATAAAAAAACTTGATTTATTAACATAAGTTGTTAATATATGGAATATATGAAAACATATTCTATTGATAACTTAACAGAAGAACAGATCCAGTTAATAACTGAGTCTCTGTTACTTTCATCAACTTCTGATATAAATGCAAATTGGTATAAAGAAAATCTCGAAGAATTGACTAAATTAGCCTTGCAAATAAGAAAAACCTATCCTAGTATCTTATTGAAAAATGTTTTTATTCTCAAAGATCTCCCATTTGAAGACCCCTTAACCGAAAATCTTTTAGAATACTTCCCCGAAATAGAAAAAGAAGAAATTTAAAAAATGAAAATAGCAATATCTGGAACCCACTGCACAGGAAAAAGTACATTCATAAGAGATTTTATTAAAAATTGGCCTAATTATGAAACTCCAAAAGAGTCATATAGGAATCTTATAAAGAAAAAAAAACTTCCTCATTCCAAACAAGGGACTGAAAAAGGACAAAGACTTATTCTTGATGCACTCTGTGAGCAATTGCAGAAATACTCTAAAACTGATAATGTTATTTTTGATCGTTGCGTATTAGATAACCTTGCTTATTCGTCTTGGTTAAATTTAAACGGAAAAGTGTCTGATAAATTTTTAGACGAAACACGAATTATTGTCAGAGAAGCATTAAAAATGCTTGATATTGTTTTTTTCATTCCTCTTACTCCCATAGCACCCGTTTCTTTTGAGAAAGATGAGCTTCGTGAAGAGGATTTAATTTATAGAGAAGAAATTGACAATATTTTTAAGATATTTGTTCATTCTTACAATCAAAAAGATGGTAGGGTGTTTGATGCTTCGGATGCTCCACCAATAATTGAAATTTTCGGAAATCCTCAAGAAAGAATTAAGTTAATGGAGATGTACCTTGATAAAGAAGGAAATGCTTTTGGAGAAGAAACTAGCTTGATTTCTGACATTACATTAGAAGAAGCAGCTAATGCAGGAGAAGATAAAAGAATAATTACCGATTTTTAACATATAAAAAGATAAATAAAATATACAATATATGAAATTTGATATTTTAGCAGAAAGTATTATTTCTTCAATTCTTGAAGAAGGACGTAAAAAGAAATCTGAAAAGTTTTCGTATATTTCCGTCGATGGAAATGCACTCAAACAAAAGATTGAATCTGGAGAAATAGATGCTGCTATCAATGCTACTCTTGCTGGAAGAGGAGAAAGACAAAGAGAACGTTATCCAAATATTGATATTGAAAAATTTAAAACAATGCTTTCAGAAGTTGCAGATTATGCCGAAGAGCCAGAAAATAAACCTTCTACTTTTAGAGATTTAATGGATCTTATCGAAACTGCTGCACACGAAGCCTATAAACACAAAGGCGAAAATCGTAAAACTTTGGTAGCTAATCTTTCAAAAGCTCTTCTTAATGTAATAATTGATCATACTGATGCAGTAAAACAAGTCGCTGCTCCCCCTTCTGAAACCGAAGGGTTAGAAGACACAGAACAAACCCCAGACGAAAAATCATATAAACATACCCTGTCCCCCGAAGAAGAAAAAGTGTTAGAATTTATTGGTGAACATGAAACACCAGTTGATTATGATGAAGTCATTAGATTTATTGAAGATGAACTTTATCTTCATGATGAAGAAGCTTCTGCGATAATTTCAAAGTTAATTGAAAAAGATTATGTTGGAAAAAATGTTGAAAATAAACTTTCTGTTATTCTTAGACCTCCCGAAGAATCTGATGAAGAAGACGAAGCCAACTACGATCCACTTTCTGCAAGTAGTGATATAAGAGATACATTTAAAAGAACTATGGCAACTAGGGATTATTTTAATGATGAAGATATGAGTGATCCGGGTAGTGGTTATCGTTTAGGTTATTGACACTACGAAAATATTTAGTAGAATAATGGCATGAAACAATTGCCATCCAATTATGTGTTAGAAAAGTTCTACACATATGCTGGTGATCCTACATATAACAAATACAATAAGATTTATAATGGTTCTTGTCCTATCTGTAGAGAGGGCAAAAGTTGGTTAAAGAAAAAAAGATTATACTTTTATCCAGAATCCAATAGTTTTTATTGTTTTAATTGTACTCAACACTGGAGTGCATATGCATGGATTCAAGAAAATAGTGGTATGACATGGGAAGAAGTTAATTCAGAAGCTTTTTCTGGTAATTTCTCTAGAGATCTTACCCAAGAAATATCTAAAAAAAGATTTGTACAAAAAGAAATGTCAGTTCTGCCATATGATTCAATTAATTTGAATGATGATCAGCAAAAATGTTTCTACGGAACTAATAAATTTTTTCAAAAAGCATTAGAATACATAGAAAAAAGAAAGCTTAACACGGCAATAAATAAAAATTCTACTTATTACATTAGTCTTAATGATAATATTCATAAAAATAGATTGTGTATTCCTTATTATGATTTTGGTAAAAAGATAGTTTTCTATCAAACCAGAGCACTTGATGATTCTCAACCTAGATATTTGGGTAAAAGTGGAGCCGACAAGACAGTTTTTGGTATAGAAAGAGCCGAGCCATCTATAGATAGCCTTTTTCTGTTTGAAGGAGCCTTAGATGCCATTATGGTGCGTAATGGAGTTGCTGTTGCAGGACTTAACCTAACCGAAACACAGGAAAAACAACTAGCACAGTTTCCTTTTCATGATAAAATTTGGGTCTTGGACAATCCAAAGATGGATGAGACGGCAAAGGTTAATATTATAAAGCTTTTGGAGCGTAAGGAAAAGGTTTTTAAGTGGCCTGATAAGCCATATAAAGATTTTAATGATTGGGCAGTATCAGAAAACTTGAATGAAATTGACTATAAGTTTATTTTAGATAACTTATATTAATTATTATGGGCTAAATCCATGCTTTAGATCCCATTGAAAACCAGCATATAAAAAATCATCAGCTATGTCATATGCATCTCTGATCAAGACTCCATAAACTGGGTTTCTTCGATACTTTTCTATGAAATTTGGATTTTTTTTTGGATAGTTTATAATCGCTTTATTTATAATTTCGTCTGTTAAATTACTTACAAAATCTATACCATCTTCCATTACTTCATTATAAAACTTTAATATCTCTGGTGTTTTAGAAACATCCCATACTAAAAATTCTTCGTTTTCATATTCATAATCCAAATCTTTTTTATTATTATTTGGTTTTCCCGAAACTTCTGCTCTGTTACAATAAAAATGTACTATATAAGTTGTATTTAAAACATTTTTTTTAACAAAAAAAGACAAATTTTGGCGGTATTGATGATAAGGATCATCTTCCCTATCGTAATACGCTTCAGCTATCTTTAAATAAGCTTCTTCTAACAGAGCACTATCTCTGTCCATAAAACTATCCCTTTAATTGCTCAGTATCACGAAGCTTTTTAGGAGCCATGATGATGAAGGAGTTAAGAACTTCTTTTAACTTTTCAATTTCACCAGCAATACGAGTAATACTGTCGGAAGCTTTACGAGTTACACCACGGAGTAAGCTACCAGCACGATCATTATCAGCAAGAATCTTGTGTAAGGATTGCGTAGAAGGATCATTTAAAAATTCAGCAAATTGATCAAGTTTTTCAGACCATTTTTTAATTTGTTTAATACTTTCAACAGAAACATTAGGATCAACCCCTTCAACATCAAATTCATCTTTTGGTGTCTGGCTTCCTAAAGAGTTATCAAATGATTGTTTTGTTCTTTCTGGTGTAAATTCATCTGGAGATTGTGGTGCAGCGGGAAGATCTTTGATTTCTGCCTCTGGTGGAGCAGATATTTCGTCTCCTTCCGCCTCGGAAAGAAGAGCATGGAAAAAACTACGCATAAAGGGAACCGCACTATCTGAAATCATAGGAGCATTACCTCTTATAATATTGTCAATGGCTGCTTTATTTTTAGGATCAAGATATGCACCCGTATTTCCTCCTAAAATGCGTTTAGTTTCCTTTTTTGCACAACAACATTGTTTAGGAATAGTAGATTTTGGATTTTTTTTCATCTTTTGCTTGTTGATTTTTATGGTAGACATGACTATAGTATATTTACACTTTAATTAGTAAAAAAATAAAAAAAACAACATGAATAAATATAAAATCGTAGTAGCAACTCAATTAAAACAGGATGAATTTCAAGAAAAAGCCGCAATAGCCATATTTTTAGATAAAATTGGTTATAAATTTGGTACTGACTACGATATTGTTTACGAAAACAAAGAACCCCTGACAAAAATCTATAATAAATATCTTACCGAAGAAAACAGAGGGAAAAAAATAATATTTGTGCATGATGATGTTCTCATTGAAGATCTTTTTTTCTTTGATAAGATGAATTTAGCATTTGAAAAGTTTGATATTGTAGGATTGGCAGGTGCTAAATCATGTAATATAGCCTCAGAACACCCTGCATGGCATCTTATGGCTCCTAGAGAAGATTTAATGGGAGAAGTAACTCATAGTCGAGGTGGTATCAACTGGACAACTGTTTTTGGTAAGACACCAAATAGAGTTTTGGTTATTGATGGGTTGTTTATTGCTGTTGATGTTGCAAAATTGTTAGACACCAATACAAAATTTGATGAAGATTTTGCTTTCCACCACTATGACATTACCTTTTGTCTCAATGCTAACAAAAACAAACTTAAAATCGGAGTATACCCAATTAGAGTTGTACATTTCGGATTAGGTGATAGTATGAACACTCCAGAATGGCAAGAAAGTTCTGTTAAGTTTAAAGAAAAATACGGAAATATTGATAATGACAAAAAAGATTTACAATGATAGTTTATTCATCTTGTTAGATTGGATTTTAAAGAAAAAATCCAAAGGAAATGGTGATTTAAATTCTGTAAGTCCTTTTATCATAAATAGGTGGCTTTCTATGGCAGATCCCAACATAGCACAAATGGTTAATGTTACGACAAATAGATGGCTAATGAGTAAAAGTGATTTTATTTCATCTAATGATTTTATGGGCATTTTTTTTAAAACAATTCTTCCGAAATTTAATAAGAAGATTGTTTATATAAAATCACCACCAAAAACAAAAACTAACGAAGATTATTTAAGTCTTGCTTCTGCTTTTGAATGCTCTACAAAAGAAATAGAATTGTACGAAAAAACACTTGCAGAAATTAATGAGGTTGTTAAATAAAATATATGACAATAGCAAGACCTCAACAAGAAGATTTAATCGGTGGAAAAGTTCAGATTGACAAATACAAAGGCAATAGTTTTGAATTAAATGGATGGAATTTAACTAAAGTTCTGGATGATATATTAATGGTTCAATACGTTGACATCAACGAAGAAGGAACTGAAATTAAAAGAGGAAACATCTGGCTCCCCATCAATGCCGTACAGCATACTTGGAGAGTTGGTGTTGTTCTTCTTGCTGGACCAAATTGCAAGACAGTTAAGGAAGGCAATCATATTGTTTTCCCAAATGATAAAGGGATTCAAGTTGCTAATTTGAATAATTTGAAAAATATAGTATTTTTGAATGAAGCAAGAGTGTTTGGAGTTTGCGAAGCAGACCAAACCTCGCTTGATAAAAAGGTTAAAGCACCTCGACCTAAAAAAGTGCCAACCACAACGTGAGATTAACTCTCGGTGGATTAGAACAACTTTGCAGAGAAAACGTAGTTGAAGTAAAATTCACACGAAGACATGCAAAAGGTAAATCTACTACTAGAAGGATGCTTGCAACATGTGATTCTGCTTTATTAGAATCTAAAGAAGGATTAGAAATATTAAATTATAGAATACCAACTGGTGCACCAGCATACGATGCTAGATCTCGTGGACTTCTTCCTGTATGGGATTTGTTCATGCAAGATCATAGAAACATACCAGCAAGTAATTGCGAGGTTATAACAGTTACAAAAACGAGACCACCAGAAGTTTTTTGGGAATATTTTAATAAAATACTGAGTAAAATGTCTGCAAACCAAAAAGCAGCATTTATGGAACAATGACAATTACAAAAACACCAATAGAAGATGCCTGTAAATTTTTATTACAGAAAACCTTGAGTTTAGAGCTTAATAACAAAACTTTTAAGCAAGGCAAGTTGATTCTTTTCTACCAAAAGAATTTTTACTTGACATTTCTCATGGATACTGCTAAAAAACAAAGAGAGAAAGTAGAAATTCCAATACCATATGATGTCGAGATACATGAAAAAGATGATTTAGTTTATTTTGATTATAGATTAAAAACTCTTGCTAAACATGCCCCTGAAGTAGAAATGTATTTAAAAATGTATTCATCTAAAAAAACATCAAATAAATTTTGGAACACAATATTAACAATCGATGGAAACAAAAAATAACGATACAATTCAAATTTATAGTATTTTTTCTGGTACTTTTTATGAAGTGACCAAAGAAGATTTCAAATTGTTGGATGCTGGTCAAATTCCTTTATTGAGGAAGCCCAGTAATTGCAAAAAATGCAACAACAGAGGTCATGTAGGTAGAAATTCAGAAAATTATGGATATTTTGTATGTAATTGCTTGCGTAAAGTTGTAGACCATAGTAAAATAAAGAATGCACAAAACATCAAAGTCGGTTAATTATCTTGAATACTTTCCCAAAGATTCTGAACCTAGACCTCAACAGATAAAGGCTCTTGAGAAGATATCAGAAATATTTTCGAGTGGTAAAAAGTATGTAATTGCTTGTTTGCCTACAGGATCTGGTAAATCCCACATTGCTGCATCAATTGCTAGATCAGCAACTCCAATTGACGATCACAGAAAAAGCCTTATTGAAGAATATTTGATTTACAAAAAAGATCAGAGAAATGAATTTATTTACGAGAACGATTTTTTAAATGCAGATCCATTTGGTAGCTTTGTTTTAACAGTCACAAAATCTCTTCAAGACCAATATATCAATTTATTTAAAGATATGGTTAGTCTAAAAGGCAAAAGCAATTACCAGTGTGTAGTTGATACGGATGCAACTACCGAACATGCACCATGTGTTTATGATAGAAAGATGAAACAAAAATGTTTTGATCTTAAAAGATGCCCTTATTTTGAAAAACGTAAAGAAGCTCTTTTGGTTCCTGACCCTGTTTTAAATTATAGGTCATTCTTTTCGCTGATACCTTTTTTACGCAAGAGGGAGTATTACATTTGTGATGAAGCAGGAGAAATAGAAGATGAATTGGTAGGTCAATATTCGGTCACTATTTTTTACTCTCAACTTAAAGCTGAAAAAGTGTCTTTTGATAAGTTATTGACAGATGATTCTAAAAAAGCTGGGCAATGGCTTAATAATATTTATGAACAACTTTCATCAGAAAGAGAAAAGCTGTTAGAATTCATAAGATCAAATGCCAATAATGAAAAATTCTCCGCTGTAAGAATTAAACAAACCCAAAGACTTAACAAGCTTACGAATTTAGTAACCTCACTGGGGGTTGCAATTACATATTGGGATGAAGCTGAGTTCCTAGTTGAACATAAAGATGTAGAAAAGGTGACTTTTGTTCCGTATGACATTAGACCATTTGCTCGTACTATATTTAGTGGGGCAGAAAAAGTTCTTTTAATGTCTGCTACAATCACAAATCCAGAAGAATATGCAAAAAGCATTGGTATTAAACCTGATGAGTATGAATACATTGAAGTAGCATCTGCGTTTGATGCAAAAAAGTCACCCATTATGTGTTCAAATCAGTATAATTTGTCATTTAACACAATTGACAGAGATTTACCAAAGGTTATTAAAGCAGCATTGGAAATTTGTGAGCAACATAAGGGGAGTAAGGGACTAATTCATACCCATACAAATAAAATAACACAAGAACTCAAAAGAGCAGTTGGCAATAATAAAAGATTTTTGTTCCGTGATATAGGTATTTCTAATGAAGATATTCTAAAAGATCATAAAGAACGAGAAGATGATACTATTTTGGTAAGTCCTTCGTTAGATACAGGTGTTAGTTTGGATGATAACCTTGGAAGATTTCAAATAATCTTAAAAGCACCATTCTTACCACTGGGTTCAAAAAGAATTAAAAAGATTTTTGATAAAAATAAGAAATATTACACAATGAAAATGTTAGATGTGCTTGTTCAGATGTGTGGAAGATGCACTAGATCTATAACAGATCATGCTACAACATATATTTTGGATGGTGTTATTCATAGAAATATTTTAGAAAACAGTAAAAAACTTCCCAAACATTTCATAGATCGGTTTGTATGATGTAAATATTAAAGGTGAAGAATTATACCTTTAATTTTGAAGTTCAGACCATTTTAGAACAGTTCGTTGCAGCTTTTGGTAATATTATTATCAAAAGATTCGACAATACTAAAACTGTGCAATCTCCAACCAGCGGGATTCCTATTAGTTTTGTCTATGCACCCAAACAAAGAGTATATGATGCATTAACCACTCCTGCACCCGGTGGTATTACAGTTCCCGCCGTAGCAGTAAGTCTTGGTTCTATTCAAAGAGATAATTCTAGGGTTTTTAATAAGATAACTGGGTTTACAATACCTTTTTATGATGCAAACGGAGGAAACTATAGCACATTAAACCATATTTTCCAACCAGTTCCTATCAATATTGTAGTTAATATGCATATTGTTACTAAATTTCAATCTGATATGGATCAGATTCTTTCTAATTTTATACCTTATTGTGATCCATATATTGTAATCTCTTGGAAATTACCTTTTGCCAATAATCATGAGCTTAGATCTGAAGTTTTATGGTCGGGGCAAATAACTGTAATATATCCAGACAATTTGGCATCAAATGCTGCCTATAGATTAGTGGCAGATACTTCTTTTACCATCAAAGGATGGATATTTAAAGATCAACAAGAGCCTATTGGTAAGATATATACTATAAATGAAAAAATGGAAGTATCTCATGATCCAGAATCGGATGCCATTAACCTCATAACACTATGAACCTTTCTCCCTACACTGAATATGTAACAGTTCGTGCAAAGCCTAGTGCTGTTTATGCTCAACCTACTAATTTATATGTTCAGTCGGCGGTGATTTCTGCATCTCAGGTATCAACCATAGAAGTTTTAGGAAGAAGTTTCTTGAGTTTAAAGAATATATATTTAAGTGCTTCCGATCCAAGTGTGTTTCGGGATTTACAATACTCATATTTTAACCCATTCTCTACTTCTAATAATTTATATCCATCAAATCCGGGGTTTTATGGAGTTGTAATTCCTACTTTTACATTAATAAACAATAGTTATCTATCTTTTGATATACCAACCCAAATATTTAATTACATATATAGGTTGCCATATCAGTATAATGTTAATTTCGATCTAATCGTAGAAAATGAAGCAGGGTATGGACTATTATCAAGGGATAGTTACTACCACAACTACCAAAATTCTTCTTTAATAACACTATATAGCAATAATTTCCCATTCTTAAATATCAGTAGTCTTATTAATAATAGTATTTCATATCAAAAGAATAATCAATTAATTTCTGTTGCGGGATATTATTTTCCAAATGATAATGGAGGAGGTAATTTTATCTATGATTCAAATAGTACATTAACCCCAGATAATGGATCGGTATTACAACCTTCTAATGTAACTGGTGCAGGTCGCTGGATTAGACAGTTTGTAAACAATTCAGCTAACGTTAGAATGTGGGGTACAAAAGGAGATGGATTGACAGACGATACTATAGCTATTCAAGCTGCCATTAACTATTGTTCGTTAAGTGGAATTAATAATCTTTATTTTAATTCGGGTAGTTATTATTTGTCTTCTTGGCAAGTAAATTCTGCAACAGAGACACGTTCTTATCTTTACAAAAATTATCTTCTCGCTGTTGGTTATCTTCCTAATAATCCGAATGTAAGTGTAAATCTCAATTTGTACGGTGCGGGTAATAACTCTACTACCATATTTACCAATCTTTCAGCACCTATAGCTCCTGCCAATAACCCAAGTGCTCTTCTTTGGGGTGCTGAATCGTTGTCGGCTTTTTCAGTAAATAACTTACGATTAGCTCGTAATGATACTCCAGTAATTATAAATGGTCAATATATAAATGGAAATTCTACAACTGAAATTTTTAATTGCTCTCCTAACTCATTTTTAGGTTATTCAGATAGAAGTGTTCTTGATTACCCTAATAAAGTAGCTTATATAAAATTTGACAATGTGGATTTTATATCAGGTAATAGAGCTATTACAATTAATAGAAGCTATATACCAAAAACAATTGGTTATGTATCATTAACAAACTGTAATTTTTATTACCCAAATGGTGGAGTTTCTTCAACGGGTGGTGGAGGCCAGATTGCTTTCTTCGATAAAGATGTAACAAACCTTTATGTAAACAATTGTTATGCTGAAGGTACAACAAATACAATTACTGTCTCATCTGTTAAACCAAAAGATGGTTTCCTTTATTATACAGGACTAAGTTCATTAGTTACAAACTGTACATTTAGTAAGTTTGGTGTTGAAACTATTATCGATGGTTCTCAAAACCAATCAGGCGGGCTATACCTTCAGAACCCCTTTACTATACCTAACGTAGGACAGACAATTACATTTACTGTTGCTGCTGGTTATAATGGATATAATGGAACTCAATGGGAGCAAACATACAATTATCAAAATTTCTATAAAGTTGGAGATACGATTACTGGAGCAAATGCTACTGGGCCCGATAGTGGGTACTTTGGTCAGTATACAGGGTTATATACAATTTTAGCCTTACTAACTTCTAATACACCAAATGTTTACTGGCAAATATCAGCTGTTAGAATACCAGAAACCTCTTACACAAACTATCTTTCTTCTCAAAGTGCAAGTGGTAAAACAGTTTCAAGTGGGTGGATGAAAAAAGTAGCTTTAACAAATGATACATTTACTCAAACATTCTCATCAATATCATTCGTAACAAATTGCAATTTCCTTCCTGATCCTCATACTCATTTTGTTCTCAGTGGAACAAATTTTGGTAATGTAGAATGTTTAGGTCTTTCACATAACCCCGGTCTAGCATCTAGTACTGGAACCAGTTTCTTTATTAGTAACACTGCTTATACCCCTGATCAAGCAATTATCTACAGACCAAGCTTTAGTTTCCCAATTCAACATGCTCAATCAGTTGCTTCCAACAATTATTTTGAAATGTACAACCAAACCCCTCCTAGCATTGCTTGGTATAGTTTCTTGAACAAAAATGGAACATATACAGGCAAAATTCCAAATATTGGAAATGCTCCAGTAATAATATCAAATGATGCTTTAAGTGGTATTACAATCACAAATAATACATTTAAATTCTGGCAAGGAAATACATTTAATCCATTATTCTCTACTCAGTATGATCCAGCATTTAGAGGACAATTTTTTGGTATTGAAAATGCATCTTTAAATTCTGTTATAACAAACAATACATTCAATATAAATCCGGGGCTTTCCTCTAGTTCAGTGTTGTACATGGGTATTAATACCACAGGCTTAAGTGGAGATGCTCTTAATAATTTACCTGCTCGTTATCCAATTTATAAAAATAACACAATTAATAGTTTAAATCTCAATACAATAGATGAATTAAGAAGAGTTAGTTACAATGGCGGATTTAATTCTAATAAGTTTGCTAATATTAATGCAAATGTATTAGGTTATTACTCAGCTAATGATGGTTTAGGCGGTACATTTGTATGGTCTGCAAGTAGCACTGCAACAGATGATGGAGGGGCTATTATTAAACCAAATTCAGTTACTGGTGCAGGTCGTTGGATTAGACATTTTGTAAACAATTCTACCAATGTAGCAATGTGGGGTGCTAAAGGAGATGGAGTAACAGACGATGCTCCAGCTATTCAGGCTGCTATTAACTATTGCACTGTTAATGGTGTTACTGACTTGCATTTTAATACAGGTACATATTTACTAACTTCGTTTTGTCTTTCTAGTGTAGGTGGTGAGGTATACAGCGGTTATAATTTAAGCATTGGATATTATCCTTCTCAAAGTACAAGTACAAAATATAATATTAATCTTTACGGAACAGGAAGTACAACATTGAGTACTGTTGTACCATATCTATCCTCTGGAAATGAACTTTCGATAACTAATTATGGTTGTTATCGATCTAGTATGATTGGTATTTTTGATAATACTAATACATGTACAATAAGTGGATTTACGTTTTGGAATGATGGTTATTGTGCAGGTGATCACGGAAATGGTAATGCAGAAATTATCTCTATAAATAGCAACGTAACTAATCAAGCATATTATCCTGTTAACATAGGAACTATTACTCTTTCAAACAATACATTTATTAATGGACATAGAGCAATAACGGTAAACAATTGTGTGATTCCCGGTAGTGGTGTTAATACCCTTAACATTATTAATAATAATTTCTTATACCCAAGAGGAAGTGATGAAGGTCGTCCTCAAGGAGGAGGAGGACAGATAATGAATGTAGGAAATGGTTCTCCTGTATTAAACTATAATGTAATAGGAAATTATGCAGAAGGTACAACATATGTTCCTCCAAGAAATTCACAATTAAATGCTAAAGATGGTTTTGTATTCTATGGAGGTATTAATAACCTCATTAAAGGTAATACCTTAGCAAGAATGGGTGTAGAGTCAATATATGGAGGAAGTGGGAGCCCTATATTAGCAGGTGGATATAGCACTATTTTAACAAGTCCTCCAGTAGGAGGATCTATTAATTTTTATATTGATACACAGTATTTAAAAACATTTAATAATCCTACAACACGTTTACAATGCTTAACAGCATATTGTGGTTTTTCTGTAGGTAGTTATGTCACAATAACTGATCCTAATCAGGGAGGTAGTTTATCATATGGTATATACCAAATTACAAATTATAATTTAACAAATCCTTCTGTTCCTTACTGTACACTGACTAGAGTAAGTGCAGTAAGTGGAGTATACAATTACGCAAGTACTCGTAATTACCCAACAGGAACTACTTTTAATTCAAATAGTGTATGGTTGTATCCTTATAATTTTTGGCACAACAATAACGTAACAACAAACGTTTATGACAATACATTCACAGCAGGAATTGTTTTATCATCTGTTGACACTGTACTGTTATCCCACAATCCATGTGTACGTTGTGATAATGGTACAACATCTATTAGTGGTAATCAATTTTATGGAAATGGAATTTATGCTGCGATGACTGAAAGTGACACTTATACTAATTATACGATAACAAATAATGATTTTTATTCCTATAATATGTTACCATCTTCTCCCGGTAATAGCCACTTCCAAGCCTCAAGGTTTGACATAGCCTCCTCATCTTTAAATACGGTTATTAAAAATAATAATTTCCATTATTGGGTAGATATAGATGGAAATCCAACAACACAAGTTAATCAAAATTATAGACAAGACTATGTTAATGATTACTGGTTTTCTTTATTAAGTGCTGATGCATTAAGTACATATGGAAATGCTGATCTTGCCTATACTCCAAATCCTTATTTTGGTATAAATCCAGATTATGCTTATTATGGATGGAGTTGGAATTCAAATCCAGAAGTTCCTTACTTAGCAGTCGGATATCCCCCACAGGGTCAAACAATTATTGATAATAATATTATCTGTAATATTCCTGATAAAGCTTCTCAAATTATATTTGCTAATAAAAATTTCCCTTTGAACTTAGTATACAATACTATAAGTGGCAATAATGTATATGATAGTAACAATAACCTCATTCCAAACTTTGGAACTCACTTTGATAGTGTATCGGCTTTAAGAAATAGTCCTACATTCCACAATAATAGTGTAGCTTATGTTGGAACAAGTGCTTATTACTTTGATAATAATGCTTCTGCCTATCCTTATTCTAGCTATCTACCTGATAATAATACAACCATTATTGCTACTAGCGGCTTTATTGCATTGAATCCTTTAAATTTAAAAAGAAGTGACGATAATACTATCCCCTATGGAACTGTTGACGGAAATATTGGAAGATGGATTTATACACCTACAGGAAATCCTCTTCCTCCTTATTATGTTTATACTATTAGTGACTTAATAAACAATAGTGTAATTTATCAATTGCCAAATGCTTATGTTCATGTTGGAGGTTATTATGAGGTTGGGGATCATGGAGGAGGTACATTCATGTGGAGTACAAGTAGTACAGCAACACCTAATAAT